ATGATGAAAAAAAGTATTCTGGCGTTTCTGTTACTCACCAGTTCTGCAGCGGCGCTGGCTGCACCGCAGGTGATTACCGTCAGCCGTTTTGAAGTGGGTAAAGACAAATGGGCGTTTAATCGCGAAGAGGTGATGCTGACTTGCAGACCGGGTAATGCTTTGTATGTCATTAACCCAAGTACCCTCGTGCAGTATCCTTTAAACGATATCGCACAGAAGGAAGTTGCCAGTGGGAAGACTAAAGCCCAACCCATTTCGGTGATTCAGATTGATGATCCCAACAATCCCGGCGAAAAAATGAGTCTGGCACCGTTTATAGAACGAGCTGAAAAACTCTGTTAATTACCTAAAATAGCCTTTTGATTTCCAATAAAAAAACCGCCTCAGTTCTTTCACCAGAACGGGCGGTTTTTAACATTTAAGCTGATGACCACCGCGCTTTTTATTGACCATTTTGCACGCAAACTGGAAAACCTGGCGTCGTCATCTATTCTTAAAGGGCAAGGCAACTAAGCCTGCATTAATGCCAACTTTTAGCGCACGGCTCTCTCCCAAGAGCCATTTCCCTGGACCGAATACAGGAATCGTATTCGGTCTCTTTTTATGTCTTTGATTTCTATGGGTTTTTTTGGCGTCCTCACGAAATCCCACGAAAATTACTCGAAATGTCCATATACTGTCTAAACCATAACATACTCTGCACCGCGTGCGTCCAGGTATTTTTTCGTCATTGTTAAATTTTTGTGGCCCAGTAATCGCTGTGCAAAATCCTCGCCACGTTCCTTTTCATAGAGTCTGCTCGCCAAGCTCCTGATCTCATGGTACGGAGGCGGGTTAGGCCCAAATTTTAAAGCAGTCGCATCACGAACGTCGGCAAACGCCTGAGTTAATCCATCAGGGGTAAGAGGCCCCGGCTTTCTGCCGCCGCGCCTGACTGGCGAGTAAAGCATAAAATCTGAAGGATTATTCACCCTGCAGCGCTCGATCACTTCTCCCAGCACCAGGCCAACAGCTTCCAGTTTTAAATCGAGTGGGAGCGCCAGCTTGTGCCCGGTCTTTTCCTGAGTAACGAACAACCTGTTTTCTTTTACATCACTGAACCGGAAAAGCGAAATATCTTCGCGGCGCTGACCAGACACCAGGGCAAGATCGCACGCATTCGGCAGCCATTCCGAATGAGTGAAAGCCGCCTCCCTGATCACAACAAAATGCTCGAGCAGCAAACGCTCACGTTTAACCTTCGGCGTCGGCGTTCGTGTCGGCTCCGCCGGGTTCCTCTCTATATGCCCCTCCACGATTGCCTCCCTGAATATGTCCAACAGTACCGACCGCAAGCCAGCCGCCATACTCTTCTTGTCGCAGAGGATGTATGACTCCAGGAAGTTCGATATGTCCTTTGTGCTGACTGACGACAGCGGCGTGCGGCCGAACTCATCATTAATAGTGGCGATCTGATTTCGCCTGACCTTCATCGTGTTTGGCTTCAGCTCTCTTCGCTCCAGAATTACCTCGTAACGCTCAAGCCACGCCGACACCGTAAAAGTCGGCGCGTCTTTAATGCGGTCCAGAAGTGAGGACGGGAGGTAGTTCTGGTCGATGTAGTTGTTGGCTTCTATTGCCTGGGCGACGGCGTCTTTTCTGTCGATCCGGCCAAGAGAGATTTCCTGGCCGGTTGTCGGATTTCGCCAGCTGTAAAGCCTGTCTCTTTTGCGATAGGTCAGGTTACGGGGCAGATTAGCGTCGTAACGAACTGGCCTTTTCGCCATGAGTCAGTCTCTCCAGTAAGGTGCCGCCAGCTGGCAGCTTCATGTGTTTTGTCTTGGGGCGCAGATTCTTTTTGCTCGGATCCACATACGTGGCGCCAGGCTCAACCTGATATTCCCTACCGTGCAATTGGGGCGCAGGATAAATACGCCCCTCTCGTGCCCAGCGGCGAAGAGTGGAAAGGGAAGGCGGCTTTGAGTAAGTCAGGTCTGCCCATTCCTGTAAATTTAGAAGCTTGGCCATACATCCTCCTGCTTCCGACAACTCATTATAAAGTTGCCGGAAAAGTGTTTGTGATATTTCAATATCAGGCGGCATGCCCGGATAAAGATCGCAGGCGGCGCATGCCCGTCATCGCCGTGGCCACGTAGCTCGCCTTCCGGTTCACCACCTCCACCCAGACCTTCACGCCTTCCACCCGCACCGTGTACGTCTCCCTCATCTTGCTGCGCCCGTAATCGCCGTAGCGTTCTGCGTGGGCCGCCAGCGCGAGCTCACATGCCTTGCGCGCCAGTGGGGACTGTGTGCTGCGGTTAATCAGTTTCATGGCCACCTCCTTCGATACGTTTAAACTCGATCACCCAGACCCACGGGTTAGCGTTCCAATTTTCTTGTCCATAGATTGATTGCCACAGGTATGCAAAGGCATCAGTCGCGTCAGGTTCTGGATTCGCGCAGCCACATGGCTCCGGCTCTCCACAATTGAGGCAACCACCGTCAATGATCCCTTCCGCTCGCGCATCTTCCTCACTGATATCGTTCAGCCTTTCAACGCGCACATCGGTAATTTCCAGTAGTATGCGGGACGCCCAGCGAGGCATGTGAATGGATGGACGCCAACGGCCTTCTTTCGGCCAGTCTTCCGGCGTTGTCGCGCGGTATGCCATATCGTGGCTGTCCTGGTCGATGTTGTAGCGCGCCCAAGTTTCCCGCACCCAGATGCGATCGCCGACGGCACCGAACGGGCAGGTATATCCTTCATTCTCGTCAGCAACCCCAAATACATCTTTCTTTGCAGGTTGCAGGTAGCCGTTTTTGTCTACTACACCGGGTGTGTACCAGTGGGCTTTAGAATCCAGATCGAAACCGTTATGTGTTGGGTGGAAGCCATCAGAAGGCTGAATTTTCATAATGCGCCGCGTCTGCGTCTTCCGGCCGTCGAGAATGGCGCGCACCATCTCACCGTTAAAAATCATCCCGCGTTCTGTAATTTTCGTCATCTCGTTACCGGGAGGACGAACCCTCCCGCCTCCCTTAGGCCACGTATTCCGGTTTCATATCTGCCAGGGTGATGCTGAACTTATCGTGCAGCTCGTCGCCCAGGTGACGTTTCGCCGCCGCCAGCGCGCGCTCGGCTTCTTCGAACCGCTCAGTTGCGCCCGGCTCGCCCGAATTCGGCAGGGAGTTAATCGCCGCCTCGACCCGGTTATACGCATCCACCAGGTGGTAACGCTTCACGGCCTTGTTCTTAAGTTCGGTGTACAGCGTAGAACCCAGCGCTGCTTTAGCTGTTTCGATATCAGCACGAACTGCGCTGGCGCTATCAACATCCTGAGCAGCCTCAATTCGATCCCGGAAATCATCGGCCAGACCATCGATGTTGGCGGCCGATTCCTGCGCGATGTGCGTATGTGTTACGGTGTCACCTTTGATATCAGCCAGGCTTACGCGCTGGGCGGGTGCCGGGTTGATCTCCTTCTCGGTGCGCTGCTCGACTTCATCCACACTGTTTACGCCAAGAATCACGTCAGGGCAGTAGAGGCTAGCCCAGCGTTTAACCCCCAGATAAGCTAGTTGCTGACGCGGATCGCTTGCCCAGAGTGTCGAGTTGCGAACCTGAGCTTGAGAAAGCATGAGCACCAGCTCACGTGGTTCATCCTCGCCTTTCATGGTTGCCCACACCCGCACACCTACACCGGCCTCATCCTTTAAATCCCAGCCTGGCGCGAGGTATTCATTGCCTTTGCTGCTGGTTTTTTTAACAAAGCGTCCAACGATGTTTTCCCAGCTCCCAAACCAGTCATAATGGAGGCGGTCTTTAGTGGGTGACATTTTGGTGATCACCGCGTTAATCAACTGCGCCTCATAACCTAACGACCCGCTAATAATGTGAGTCTTTTGCGCTACAGCGAAAGGATCCATACCCCATCGGGCTGCTTGCATCACTACTGCCATGCAGGCATCCGGCTTGCCGCGAAAGTGGTCAGGCACGAACGCGCCACTGTTAGCCATTACTACTGAGAGAGTGCGCAGGCGCTCGAAGAGCTCCCCATTGGTTAAAATGGAGATGTTGTCGATCAGTTGCGTCTTGTTTTCGTTTGTAGAAATTGCGGTAGACATGTTCATTTCCCCTTATGCCTGAGTACGCAGCGCTTCAAGGCGGCGCAGGTCGAAGTCGTTCAGTTCGTCGGTGTAGTCTTCGGTGATCGGCGCTGGCCACTCGCCAGTGTCGAACGCGTTAGCGATGCGGTTCATCGTCTGGCGATACTCCAGCATCCCCAGCTCAATCAGTTCTTCGCTGGCCTCAACGATGGCGATCCAGTGATAGCCCTCGTCTTTGTTGACGAAAATCCAGAAGAACTGGTCCAGGGCAGCGGTCTGCATGTACATGGCCGCGCTGAGGTGGTAATCGCGGTCGATGATTTCGCGGTGCAGGCGGGCGCGCAGGCCGGACTGCTTCACGTTCCACATGCTGATGGTTTTCAGGTCGGCACCTACGCGCACCGCCTCGATGTCGATTTCCAGATCCGGGCGCACGCGGATTTCCAGCCCGGTCTCTTCATCGATACCGAAATAGCTCGTCTCAACAGCGCGATCAGGGTGCAGCAGCAGTTTTCCGGCGGTCGGGTGCTCATGCAGCGCTTTCTGAATGGCCAGCGCCGTTTCCATCTGCTGGTGGGTCACCAGAATCTTGTCGCCCGGGTTCTCGCGCCATGCATCCAGCAGTTCGTCAGCGAATACGGCATCCGGCTTAACGGACTTCACTGCCTGGATCATCTCCGCTTTGGTGCCGGACACTTTCAGGGGTGCTGGTTTCTGCGCTTCCTGCGCCACTAGGTCAGGGTTGATGATCGCCAGCTGCTCCAGCAGCGCGTCACGGCTTCCGCTGGTTTTAACCGGCGCGGGCAGGGTGGCGTTGTACTCTTTGATGCAGGCCTTCATCGCGACAGCGGTCTGCTTCTGGTCTGCCTCGATACGCTGGAACTCAGCTGGCAGCGTCATATAGCTCTGCGCTGTTTCTTCCAGGCTCCCGCCCATCGGCACCTGCGCGGGCAGGGTGGCGTTGTACTCTTCAAGCAGCGCTTTAATATCGTCTGCGCTCAGCAGTGCGGGCAGGCTGGCGTTGTGTTCGTCGATAAAGGCGCGCAGGGTCGCCGCGGTGGTGAAGGCACCTTTCGGGATCATCGGCTCCACGCTGAACTCTTCGTCAAGGTTTTCCGGCTGCAGCGCCAGCGCATGCACCAGGTTCCCCATATCCAGCACTTTGGAGCCTTCGCGCGGGATGGTCTTGGCGACGTGGCGCGCGTTGAAGTACATCAGGCTGACGCGGGCATCTTTCACCTGAGTGCTGCTGATCCCGTTCGCTGCGTGATAAACGTTATTCGGCAGGCCTTCATAGCGGCCCGGTTCGAAGTACGCTGGGTATTCCGGGGCGCTGGCGGTTTCCTCCGGCGCTTCGGTGGTTACTTCCGGCGCAGTGGCGTTCGCCAGCTCCGGCGCCGCGGCGGCCAGCACCTCAGTTGGGTTCAGGGCATCTGTTTGCGTATCAGTTGCATCAGCGCTTTCGCCTGGTTGAACCGGGTTACCAGCTTCTCCTTCCGCCGGGTCAGTCGTTTCCATCTGCACATCGCTGGTGGTCTCCTCAGTAACCGGTGAGCGGTCATCGTTTTGTGGTTGTTTTTCGTTCATCAGGCCTTCGATGGAGTACATGCCTCCGCCGAGGTTCGCGACCTGCGGCTGGCTGGCGGCGGTCAGGTCCTCTTTAACCCACTTCGGATCGGCTGGGTCGCTGATGCCTTCCACGAATTCGCCGCGGTCGGCCGCCAGTTGCCCATCAACAAATTGGCTATCAATTTCAGGTTCAACTGGTGCAGGTAGTGGCAGCAATTCAACGGCAGCATTAAATTCAGCTGTCATCGTCCGGTTCACGAACTCCAGATGCGCAGCAGGAGTCAGGTGGATATTCTCTGGCGCGATGCGTACCAGGTTGAAGATGGCCGCGCGGTTAACAGCCAGAACGCCGGGCTGGTTACGCAGGATTTTGCTCCACGACTTCCACGGCTCTTCTTTATTCGCGACGATATCTTTGGCGCGACGTATTACGCTTGATGAAATGTCGAAGTGGTGGGTGCAACCCTTGTCCTGCGCGCAGGCGATTTCCAGATCGAGGGTGTCCAGGGTGTGGTGTGCGCCTTCGCCGCGGTCAGTTACATACCCGCCGTCGGCATTGGTGCCTGCGTCAGTGCGCTGCACCAGGTTAATACGGTTACCGGCGGTCCACTCACGCGTCAGGATGCCGCGGTCAATATATGGTGTGGCTACCCAGGCCTTTGTGAACTGCAAAAGCAGGCCCAGCTCATGGCGCTTTTCCATGCTAAACACTTTGCGAATGGCGTTCGTGTAGCGCCAAAGGTCTTTGGTGTCGAAAGCTTTAACTTCCGGGAAATTTTCAGCAGCGAGCAGCAGATCCTGGACATAACCATTGTCGGTATCCATTTCCAGCGCATGCAGCTCTGCATTTTCGCTACGGGTGATGTGGTGGCGCAGTTCGTCCACCGTCAACTGGGCAAGCAGCTGTTTGCGGAATGGCATTTTGCAGACCGGATAGCGTGTTAACCCATCGTCGTTTTTATTTACACGCAGGCCGTTTTCATACCAATGAGTCGGCTCATCCTTGGGTGGAAGCTTGCCGCTCTTCCAGTCTTCAACCAGCTGGTTGCGGTCATCGGCTTTAATCCAGCCCGACATGAAGGCGGCCAGCATCGCGGGTTCGTGTTCTTTGTCCTGGGGGAAAACGTCTTTGATGGCCTGCACCAGTTTCCACTCAGCATGCAGACTGAGGTCGCCAATATCCGCAACGTCATTTTTGGCCTGCAGCAGGTTCTGGAAATATGCATTCCCCTCATCGGTGGCCAGTTCATTGGCAACGATTTGCTGCTCCTGGCTGATCTCCGAAAGGTATTTATCACCCAACAGATGGACGGCGAAGCGGACAGCCGGGGTGCGATTTTCAAGCAGGGAGGTGTTGCCGGCGTTTGCGGTATCAGTGGCGGTCACCGACGCGTCAGGCAGTACCTCATCGCTGGTAGTCGCCGGGGCGAGGGCGGTCTCATCCTGTGGGGCAGTGCCAGGGATCACGTTCCAGGTGCGCTGGTCGTCTGCCAGGGTGTAGCGTTCGCACCAGGTGTAATCGATGGTGCTTTCTTCGGGCAGGTCATTGAACACCGGGAAATCGGTGCGGACAGGCTTGGCGTAGTCTTTACCGCGGCCAGTTTCGATGCCAGCTTCTTCCAGCTCAACATCGAGCGTCAGGGCGGCGCGGGCTTCGCTTTTCGCAGTGAACCAGATCACTGCATCTTGCTTGCCGGATTTCTGAGTGGCCTTAACCACGTAGAAAAATTCCATGTCAGATCCTCATTTTTGAATGTAAGATCCCCGGGCCAGAGATAGCGCCCATTGGGTGTGTTTTTGGTTTTAAGTAGTTTTCCGGTGTAACTTTGGTCGGTGGCACCGGACGTAGACCCCGCCTTGCGCGGGTTTTACGTTAGGCTTCGTGGGCCATCTGGTCGTACGAAGCGCAACGCACAGAACAGTAATCACGTTGTTCGCGCGCCAACTGGGCTCCGCGGATGAAGAGCAATTCGTTTTTAACTTCTTTCCCTTGCTCGATAGGTTTGCGGCAGTAAGCGCATTTCTTCGAGTTACACATCAGGATTCCCCTTCTGTGCCAAGAGGTAACAGAGGCGGCGAATAAACGCCCCAAGAGAACTCAGTTTTACGGCCTGCTGCCGTACTGGCTTACGTGCGTAGTCAATCATGGTCACCCTCATTTGCCCTTGTCGCCAGGCTGGCGGAACGTTTATCGGAGCAACGCAGCGCGTTGTTGATGGGATAAGTTTACTCATTACTAAACCATTCTGTAAAGTAAATAATAAACAAAATTGTTAAGTTCGTACTAAACGTATGAAGAAGGGGGGATATTTGCGGTCGGAGGGGATCTGTAGGCATAAAAAAAACCGCCATGGCGGCGGTTCAGTTATCAATAAATTGGTTACTTATTGCGGGAAGCCAGCAGTTCCTGGAAAAGCTTGTTGTACTTGTCGTGTTTAGCTTTGAATTCCTGAAGAACAGCCTTCTTCTCCGAGTCTGGGAAAGCTCGGAAGTGCAAAAGCAGCTCAACCTCGTCAGCAAGAAGAACGGTATCATTGCTGGCCTTGTCAGGATGCTGCTCATCAGTATCGAGATAGCCCGAGGGCATACCATAGTCGCGCTCAATTCGTCTGGCAGCTCTTTCACCAAAGGAGGCCTTACCATTTATCAATTGTGATAAATAGCTCTTCTCTTTTTCTGGTAGCGACTTATCGGCAAACCATGCCTTTAGCTGCTTCCTACGGATATCTGCTGTGCTCATCTGCGTATTTTGATTAGTTAATGCTAAACAAGCAAATACTTGACTAAAAGGTTTAGTAATTAGTAAACTCATCTCACACCTTACCTGGAGCGCATATATGCAACTCAAAGATTACTTATCCCAGCAGCGCGGAAACGCCAAATGGTTGGCTAAAAAGCTGGGCATTTCGATGCCGTATCTGTCTCAGATGGCCTCATCCACTTCCGCAATTTCGCCTGAGAGAGCCATCGAAATTGAGCGATTCACGAATGGAGTCGTTAACCGTGCCGACTGCCTGCCAGAGAAATGGATGCGAATCTGGCCGGAATACACCCCTGTGAACATGTGTCCTGTAGAGGGCGCCCAAAAGAGGACTTAATAATGCAAACACTTTCTTTTCAACAGAATAACAGAGCGCCAGCAGAGCGGCTGACATTCCAGTTTCACCATGAAGAAATGTCGAGCCAAAAGGTTGATCACCGCGCCATCTGTTCTGCCGTTCGCGCGTGGGCGGCGGCTGAAGGCCGTGTCGCGGTCGCATTAATAATCCGGGAAGCGGTTGAAGAGGCTGGCCTGGAGGATATCGATACATCCGTTAATGCCGATGTGTGGAACGTGAAATTGTTCCGATGGTTAGACCAGCCAGAGAAATCGGCGGTTTACCGGGCGAACGTGGAGCAGCTGGCACCGGTAATCATCTCAGTTCTGCCGCTGGCGTACCGGGATCGGGTTGTTAAGCACGATAACTTCGCGCTTCGCATCGCCAAGTCGGTGAAAGAGGATGCAGAGGCCATCCAGGCTGTCGTTCTCAAAGCTCCCAAACAGGAACGCTGGAAAGAGATCAGCGAAAGCATCGTTGCAAAGTGTCTCCTGGATGGGCCGGATTCAGTCGCGCCAATTATGGCGATGGTTACAACGATGCTAAGTGGAGCGATCTGACATGAACCATATCGAGTTCATCGAAAAGCATGTGCGCGAAGAGCTGATCAAACAGGGCTTCACTGTGGCGGTCGCACAGGGGGGGGCATTCCAGGCAGTCGACATGTACAAGCGTATGTCTCAGGCCAGTCGTAAGGGGAGAATTTTTGATGATGTGTTACGCCACGCAAAGCTGTGGGCCGAGAAGCAACAGACGGCGTCCGATAAGTTTGCAGAACGCAGGGTTAAACGGAATGAGCAGCAAGCAGGGTTGTTCTGAAATGGTGAAGACCGTTGTGCGTCAACACAGCCGGTCTTCGGGTGCAATAACGTCAAGCAATTGCGGAGATAAGTATGTCAAATACCGCTGAAGTTATCAAATTTCCGACTAAAACCGAGCAAGCAGGAGGTCCCATGGCCGACCTGTCCAACGGGTACACCCGGATCGCAAACGAGATTCAGAAGCTGAAACCGCGCCTGCGCATGTCAGGGCGTGAATGGCAGTGCCTGGAAGCGGTGATCTGGCTTACCTACGGATGGAACAAGAAACAGGACCGGGTTACCAACACCGTCATCGCCGGGCTCACAGGGCTGGCTGACACGCATGTTTCTGATGCGATCAGCTCTCTGGCAGAGCGTGGAATTATTTTTAGTCACAAGCAGGGCGTGATGAAAATTGTCGGTATAAATACTGACCTATCAGCCTGGATTTTGGACAAACCGAAAACGGGAAAACTCTTCCCGAAAACGGGAAAATCCTTCCCGAAATCGAGAAAAACCTTCCCGGAAACGGTAGCCACCCAAGACTATAACAATAACAATATTAAAAGATCATCGTCAGAGAATTCTGGCGAATCCTCCGACGACCGTCTGAAGAAGTTTTTATCAGCTCATCCTGAGGCGGTGATTTACACCCCCAACTTCACCAAGTGGGGCACTGCAGCCGACCAGCAGTGCGCTGAGTGGATCCTCGCCCTGCTCGAAAAAGTTAAACCCTTCCCGAAGCAACCCGTCATGGCCTCCTGGGCTAACGACGTGCGCCTGATGCGTGAACTGGACGGCCGCAGCCATCGTGAAATTTGCGAGCTATTCCAGTGGGCGAGCAAAGACGCGTTCTGGCATACCAACATCCTCTCGCCTGCAAAGCTCCGTGCTAAGTGGGACACGCTGAGCCTTCAGCGCGATTCCGGCCGCCGGAAGAATGTCGCGAGCGCCCAGGGCATCGACTTCAACAATACAGACTGGATCAACGAGGTGTTCGATGGAAAGACTATCTGAGCAGCTGGCGAACTGCGATCGCGAAAGCTTTCGCCGCATCGCCCATAACATGCCTGAAGCCCCGGCAGAACGCCCGCAGGTTGAGCAGACGGCCGAAATCTTCAACTCCCTGTTCAGCGCGCTGCGTGCTGCATTTCCGGCAGCAATGGCTGCTTTCCGTGAGCAGAGCGAGTTCAACGAACTGCGCCGCCAGTGGGTGATGGCATTTCAGGAGAACGGGATCACCACCATGGCACAGGTGGCCGCAGGCATGCGGATTGCCCGCCGCCAGGAGAAGCCATTCCTGCCGTCACCCGGTCAGTTCGTTGCCTGGTGCAAAGAGGGGCGCTGCCTGCTCGGGTTCAGCGTTGATGACGTGATGACTGAGTACTGGAAATGGCGCCGCCTGGTGTTCCGGTATCCAACCAGCGAACAGTATCCATGGCCAGCGCCGGTTTTATATCACGTCTGCACTGAGCTGCGTCGGCAAAGTACGGATCGCCAGATGACCGAAAGCGAGATGCGCCAGGCCGCTGGCAAGGTCCTGGCTGGATGGGAAGAGCGCGTTGCCGCAGGTAAGCCGGTACCGCCGATCCGCCGTGCTATCGCCGCCCCGGCCAAGGCCAGCGGTCCTACGCCAGCAGAAATACTGATGGCTGAATATAAAAAACGCAAAGCAGCTGGTCTGATTTAACAGGAGATCCCCATGGAAACCGTAATTCAAGCACTGAACGTAATGGGCAAAGCCACCGCGCGCGAGGTAGCAAGCCGTCTGGGTATTGAGCCTGCAACCGCGCTGAACATGCTACGCGAACACGAAGAGTGCGAAGAGGTTACCCAGAGCAATGGTTACTGGGTCGTCGGGAAACCTTCGCTCAACCGAACCGCCAGAACCGCAGTCCAGCCGCCGGTGAAAGTGACGGTGAATGATCTGGCCCGGCTGCTGGCAGAGCATGGACCAAAATCCTCTGCGGAACTGGCCGCGCTGGCGCGGATCGAGTCAAAAAGAGTAGCGCCCATGCTGACGTATCACCTGGAGAAGGGCAAAATCCTGCGCGAAAAAATTGACGGCAAATTCGTTTACTCCGTCCGTTCTGAGAAGCCTGCAGCTGCGGTGGTAAAAGAACCTGCCATCGAGCAAAAAGAACCTGTGCCAGCTCCTGCAGCGCCTGCGTTAACCGACGCCGACAAGCCGCTGGAGCAGTTCGTCAGTGAGATCCCCTCGTTCACCGAAGGGCGGTCAGCCGGGCAGGTAATCCCAACCGTCCGGGTTCTTTCCCGTGAAATTCGCCGCACCAAAAACAAGCTGGCGAGCCTGGAGAAACTGCGCGATGCGGTCCGGGTTGTTGGACGCCACAAGAATCTCGTTAACCAACTGGTGAGCGCGGAGGTGGGCAATGGCCAGTAACAACCTCTGGACAATCATCCGCGCCATCCAGCACGGCGGCGAGATCACCCCGCGTCAGGTTCGCCGGCTGCTCGGCTGCGACAGCAAAAAGGCCTGCCGCCTGCTGGAGCACCTCGTTTCTGCTGGTGCTGTGAAGAATATCGGCCAGCGCCGCCACCCGGTCTACGTTATGGAGCCAGGCGGGGAAGCGCGTATCAAGCCACTGCCGGTTGCGCGCCATAAACCCAGCATCGCAGACGTATGCCGCCAGAACTGGCAGGGCTATCAGATCCACAAAATTATCGGGAGTGCACGGGCATGAGTGGTTCACTGAATAACAAAGAGCTGGTGGCCGTTGGTCATCAGTTCGCGAAAGCGATAAGCAGCGACACGCCGATCATCGATATGGCTAAGATTGTGTCACGCCTGGCAGAACGTCTGGACTGCACCTCCGCGGTGCTGCACGAAACGCAGAAGCAGCGGGATGCGCTGGCTGCTGAGAATGCGGACCTGAAACACGCATTGGCTGTAACCCTCGAGCATATATCGGTCACTGATTCAGGGCAGGCAGGCGTTGCGGCGATGATTATCAATGATGCTATGCACCACAGCGAAACCCCGGCAACCGACGCCTTCCTGGCTGAATTGCGGGCTCAGGGTGTGGAGATGTTTGGCAAGGATGTGGAGGAGTCAGGCAGCGGTAACAGATTGATGAGAGCAATCGCGCGCCGCGCCCTTAATTTCGCCGCCCAACTTCGCCAGGGAGACGCCCAATGAGCAACGCTATCGACGCGCACCTGACCGATGAGGTAATCAATGCCGCTTTCGAGAATACCAACTTCGGGCGCACTGACTTCCGAACTATCCTGGCTGAAACGGTCATGAAACGTGCTGCCGGATATCATTCAGGATGGACTGCAACAACAATCTGCAGTCGCCTTGGGCTGCTTGGCAGGGAAGAGCGCCCGACAAAGCTGGGTCTAACGTTCGCTTTTCATCACTACTACAAACCATGCGTTCGTGAAGCGCTGATGCCAGTTCAGGAGGCAGCCCAATGACAATCAACAAACAGGCACTGCGGAGTAAGGCGCGCTCAGCAAGTGCTGGCGAATGGATTAAAGAGTCCGGCGACGGGTGGGAGGCTATCTGCAGCACTAACGACCAGGCCAACGGTAACTTCATCATCGCGCATTTTGAAGGCCCGGATGCGAAGGCCAACCGTGAGTTTGCGCAGGCTGCCCACCCGGATGTCGTGCTGGCGCTGCTGGATGAGCTGGAAGCCGCAGAGCGTCGTAATGCTGAGCTTGAAGATCTTCTGGAGGCTGAGGTTCGGTTGTGGACACAACGTTACGACTGCGCAAATAGCCGCAGAGAAGCCGCAGAGAAGCGCGTGGCTGAACTCTCGGCGAATAACGATTCGGCCGTTAATGCTCTACTTAAAGCGCGGCGCAGAACAGTCACCCTTCCAACGGGTTATTCAGTTCGGCCTGGGCATCCCATCAACGAAACAGAGCGCAGCGTCATGATCCCAAAAGATGGTGGGGCTTGGCTGTCTCGGTTCGATGTTGAGCATGCTCTTCGGGCCGCTGGCATCAGCATCAAGGGGGAGTAGGGATATGGCTGATAAGTGTAACCGCTGCACAGTCGGCATGATCGGCACTAAACCTATCCTGACGGGTGAATGGGCTGCGGCCTCAGCTGACTTTGACCGAGTGATTGCCGACTGGAACGAGCAAACCAAACGTTTTGCCGTTCCGCATCCTGGTTTCGCCCGTAAGTTCAATTACTGCCCGCACTGCGGGAGTAAGGTTGAAGGAGAGTGAGCATGGCAGAGCAAACCGTTTTGGATATGTGCTGCGGTTCCCGCATGTTCTGGTTCGATAAGCAGGATAAGCGCGCCGTATTCAGCGACATCCGCGCTGAGGAGCACACCCTTTGTGATGGACGCCATCTGGTCATCAGTCCGGATGTGATCGCCGACTTCCGTGCGCTGCCGTTCGCTGACAACACTTTCCCTGTGGTGGTGTTCGACCCGCCACATCTTGAACGTGTTGGTGACGATGCCTGGATGGGTAAGAAATACGGAAGGCTGAACAAAGATACCTGGCGCGACGACCTGCGCGCCGGGTTCAAAGAGTCGTTTCGCGTATTGCGGCCACACGGCGTTCTCATCTTCAAATGGAACGAAACGCAGATCCCTGTTAGCCAGGTTCTGGCGCTTACAGACGTTAAGCCAATCATCGGCCAGCGCACTGGAAAGAACGACAAAACCCACTGGATTTCTTTCGTCAAAGACGGTGAGCAGCAGCAAAAATCTGACACGCAACTGCGATATGCCACAAAACGGATCGTCGAGCTGGAAAGCCTGCTGCTGGCGGACGTGACTGAAACCGTATGGCCTGCCGAAGTTGGCATGGTCTACGGCCAGATTGAAAACGCCGGGGATCTCCCGGCGCATCACCAGCGCCGCCTGAAACATCACATTAATCGAATGTGGCTGGAGAAAATGCCGGTGCCAGCCATCGTAACCGCGGCCCGGTCGCTGGCCGCCGCCATGGAGGAATACGCGTGAGAGAAATTATCGTTGATAACTTTGCCGGCGGCGGCGGGGCGAGTACGGGTATCGAGCTGGCGATCGGCCGCAGCGTGGATATTGCCATCAATCACGATCCGAACGCCGTGGCGATGCATACCACGAACCACCCGGACACGCTGCACTACTGCGAAAGCGTGTTTGATGTAAATCCCCTGGTGGCGACCGCAGGCCGCCCGGTGGGGCTGGCGTGGTTCTCCCCGGATTGTCGCCACTTTTCTAAGGCCAAAGGCTCGAAGCCGGTGGAGAAAGAAATCCGCGGTCTGGCGTGGATCGTCATTCGTTGGGCGCTGGCGGTTCGTCCTCGCGTGATGATGCTCGAGAACGTGGAAGAGTTCAAAACGTGGGGCCCGCTTATCGTATCGGCAGACGGCGGACAGCGCCCGGACCCGGCCCGCGCCGGAGAAATCTTTGAGGCGTTCTGCGGCATGCTATCTGGCGGTATTCCTGCCGGGCATCCGGCGCTGGTGGAATGCTGTGAGTTTCTGGGCATTGCCGCCGATGGCGTGCAGGCGCAGCAGCTGGTGGCCGGACTGGGTTATGCCGTTGATCACCGAGAACTGCGCGCCTGCGACTTTGGCGCGCCGACCATCCGGAAGCGATTCTTCATGGTAATGCGCTGCGACGGCGTGCCGGTGACCTGGCCAGCGCCGACCCATGGGGATCCGAAAACGCCAGCAGTGCAGGGCGGCAAACTGGCGTCATGGCGCACCGCGGCGGAATGTATCGACTGGTCTATCCCGGCGCAGTCCATCTTCGAACGCAAGAAGCCGCTGGCGGAGAACACGCTTAAGCGTATCGCGCGCGGCATCCAGCGCTTCGTGATTGATTGCGCCTCGCCGTTTATCGTTAAGTGCAACCACACCACGACGAAAGGGAAATACGACTGCTTCCGCGGTCAGGCGCTGGCAGAGCCGCTGCAGACCATCACCAAAACGCATGGCTATGCGATCGCCACCCCCGTGATGGCTCCGCTGTTCGCTGGCACCGGTGGATCTGAATTCCAGATGAGGCCGCGCCCGGTAAACAAACCGTTCTTCACTCTGCTTACGCAGAACCGGACCAATGTCATCGCGCCCGTACTGGCCCCATTGATCGCCCGGCAGTTCGGATCCAGCATCGGGCACCGCGCCGACGAACCGAGCGCCACGATCACCGCTGGTGGTGGTGGGAAATCGCAGCTGGTGTCCACGACAATGATCCAGATGGGTTACGGCGAACGCCCGGGACAGGAACCACGCGTACCGGGCCTGCATAAGCCGCTGGGCACGGTCGTCGCTGGCGGTGGTAAGTTCGGGTTGGTGGCAGCGAATCTGGTTAAGCACTTCGGCGGGAACTACCAGGGCGCTGGCGTGGCTCTGGACGAACCGGCACACACGGTCACCACCACGGATCACCATGGTCTGGTCACATCGCACCTGGTGTTGCTGCGCGGTACCTGCCGGGATGGCCGGGTAGTTGATGCGCCAGCGCCGGGATTAACCGCGGGCGGCCTGCATGTCGGGAACGTTGAGACCAGCCTGGCGACGGATGGCTATGACGAACAGCGCGCGGCGCAGGTGCTGGCGTTTTTGCGGGAGTATTGCGGGGCGGATTCTGACGGGCTGGTGACTGTTGATGGCGTGGTGTATCGCATAGTGGATATCGGCATGCGCATGCTGCAGCCAGCGGAACTGTACCGTGCGCAGGGCTTCCCGGAGTGGTACATCATCGACCAAGACTACCGCGGCGTGAAGTACGCGAAGGATAAGCAGGTAGCCCGCTGCGGTAACGCCGTGCCGCCGCCATTCGCTGAGGCGCTGGTGCGGTCAAACCTGCCGGAGTTGTGTGACATGCGGGAGCGAGCTGCGTGATGATAAAATTAACCAGAGAGCTTATTGAGGATGCACTCATCAAATGTGAGTCGTGCAAAGACTCGGGGACATTCCCAGTTAGCGTAGAGGTAATTCGGGAGTTGGCGCTTTTAGCGTTGGCGGACATCGATTCAGACCAAAATGCAACGCTTCAACCTCAGGAAAGTTCTTGTGAGTCTGATTTGTTGCCAGTGGGTTGGGTGGTTGTGCCGGTGGAAATGACTCCATCACAAATGAGAGCTATACAGTTAAGATCTGAGGTGGGTGGCTACATTACCTCGAATCTTACAGGTGCCTACTCGCTACTGTCTGAGCTTTGGGAAGTAGCTCTGGCAGCCGCACCTAAGCGTATGGGGTAGTATGGAAAGGGCTGAAAGAAGTCGGCCCTTTTACCCATGGTGGTAAAAATAGGGATCATTTGAAGAAAGTTCAGGATAGTTGGCCTGTGTCAGAGAAACACATTTTAACGACTGCATAATGGGTTAAACCCGGTTATAAATACTTTTTCATTCAAGAATTTAAAAAATGAGCACAATAAATAAGCACGGACTTTCGCGTACAATACCTCCGTCCGTAAAACGATTAGTGCGGCAGAGATGTGGATTTGGATGCGTGATCTGCGGTTTTGGATTTTACGATTATGAGCATTTCGCTCCGGACTTTGCCGATGCCACAGAACACAACCCTGAAGGCATGACGTTATTGTGCTCTCAATGCAATCAAAAACGTGCGCGTGGGCGCTTGTCAGCCCATACAGTTGCGGTCGCCAATGCCAACCCGAAGTGCCTGCAGCAAGGCTTCGCCAGTGAAATGTTCGATTTTCACAGCGAACCTATCGAAATAAAATTCGCAGGCGTAACTTTTTATGACTGCAAGCATTTAATTGTTGTTAATGATCGCCCAATTTTATCGGTACGGCCAGCGATTGATGATAAGTCTCCCATTCTGCTTTCAGGCGTTTTTAGTGATCCTGCCGGCAGGGAGACCCTAATTATCAATGAAAATGAATGGTCAGTAGATTCCGAATACTGGGATGTTGAGTGTGTAGGGCCAAGGATAATCATTCGAAGTTCACCGGGGCAGATAGTTCTCGTACTAAAAATGAACAGCCCTACAGGGATTGTAGTTGAACGCTTCGATATGCTTTTTGAGGGCGTCAGGCTAAGAGGGGACGAAGAGGCGCTACAGGTATGTTATGACGGTGAAAACTGGAATGAATATGTGTGTCACAGCATAAGACATTGCAATACGGGTATAAATATCATTACGCGACCATGCGCAGCAAATGACCCGGTTTACGCTGCATAATCGTTAAACATGAGCTACCAGAAAACCCTTTTACTTCAGCCTGTCGATTTAGCCAAAAGGCTGCCTACCATACAAGCGATATGGGAATCCCCATATCGACAGCTAGGGCCTCTCCGGAGGCCTTTTTCACGCCCGGTGAATAGGTGATTCGAGCATGATCGATAATACCGATCGATACAAGAATATTGATCTATGAAATCGATTATTAAATAGACACAGAACAGCAACAAATTACCGAAGGGCACCCTCTGACGCAGACGAAATACCCTCTGTCGATAGTGACATCTTTGCCATTTATCTGGCGCCAGGCTTTCCGTACAGATATTTACGGTCGACATTTCTGACGTGAGCCTTTGTTAAAAATAACGATCACTTTTTACACGTAAGTAGCAATAAAATTTATTTAAATCAATCAGATGAATGGGCTTGCGCAGCCATGTACTTCATGTGCATACTTAAGCCAAACGAATAAATACTGTTTATACATACAGTATTTTGTTGTATGGTTTAGATGCTACAGAAAAAAATGAATTTTTCTTCCGGCGAACTTATTAGGAAATTTGCGCCATTTGTTATTTTGGCTCTGTGGAGTGGATTTCTCCCCGCCGGGAGAGCGTATTTGGTGATAGCAAAGTGAGGAGGGGATGTGAGCATAGAGGTCGCCGAAGCGATTAAAACAGTCTCGGAGGGCGGTAAGTTCGTCATTACTTGCAATAATGGGGAAATTACCAGCCTGGAGCGCGTTAGGGACGATCAGCACGTTCTCTCGCTTGCTGAGTTACTCTACCTTCTTCGAGAAGCTGGGTTCCGCATTGACGGAGCGGATAGCCTACTGCCATAATCCTCACGTCGCCTGAACAGCGACACGGAGCAGCAAAGCGCCACGGAGAAAGCTCCCATGGCGCAGTTACAACTCATCAAGCAGTCCTCAGGAATCCTGATCCCGGCCACGCCGGAGACCAGCGACTTTCTGCAATCAAAAATCAAGCTCGGCGCCGTGCTGGTGGCCGACTTCAAACAGGTCCGTAACCCGGCCTTTCATCGTCGCTTCTTCGCTCTGCTGAATCTCGGCTTCGAATACTGGGAGCCAACCGGCGGCGCTATCTCATCCAACGAACGCAAGCTGGTGACCGGCTATGCGAAGTTTCTGGCATCGTTCGGCGGGAGCGAAACCGCGCTGCTGGATGCTGCTGAGCAGTATCTCGATCAGGTGGGCAGCCGCCGCATCACCAATGGCATCAGCCTGTGCAAATCCTTCGACGCCTATCGCGCATGGGTGACCATCGAATCCGGCCACTACGACACCATACAGCTGCCTGACGGCATCCTCCGGAAGCATCCCCGCAGCATCGCCTTCGCCAATATGGACGAGACCGAGTTTCAGCAGCTCTACAAAGCCGCGCTCGATGTTCTGTGGCGCTGGATATTGTCGCGCGCATTCAGGGACCAGCGCGAGGCTGAGAACGCCGCCGCGCAGTTGATGAGCTTCGGAGGCTGACCAGATGGCGAAATCATGGTTCCAGCATACCGATTGCACTACGGCGCAGGCCGACGAACTGATGGCTACGTACCGGGCCCGCGGCGTGGCCGTTGAACGGAGCCTCAATCCTGACTTCATCACCTGGACCGTCAGCGTCCGGCTGCCGGAAGCAAAGCGGCAGGAACGCACGCCGCGTACGTTCCGCCAAAAGGTCTGGGGGTGAGCATGTCTAAGAAACCCCGCCGTAAGTGCACAAACCAGAGCTGCCGCGAGTGGTTCCACCCGGTGCGCAACGGCCAGGTGGTCTGCTGCTACGAGTGCGCCACTGCCGTCGCCAAAGCGCAGACCGCAAAGAACCGGGCCGAGGCTCTGCGTGCTGAGAAGAAACGCCAGCGCGAAGAGGAGAAGGCGCAGCGTGCGCGGCAGGCCGAACGCCGCCAGGCGGTGAAGCCATTAAGTTACTTTCGCGACCAGGCCCAACAGGCTTTTAACGAGTTCATCCGATACCGGGATCGGCATCAGCCATGCATCAGCTGTGGTCGATATCACTACGGTCAGTATCACGCCGGGCATTACCGCACGACTGGTGCCAATCCGGAGCTGCGCTTCAACGAGGACAACTGCCATAAGCAGTGTTCGGCCTGCAATAACCATCTTTCTGGCAACCTTACCGCCTACCGTCCGGCGTTGATCGCCAAAATCGGACAGGCCCGCTTTGATGCCCTGATGGGGCCGCACGAATTACCGAAATGGAAGCGCGACGACTACATCAGGATCCGCGACGAGTACCGCGCAAAGCTCAAAAAACTAAAACAGCAGGTGGCTGCATGAAACCAGAACTAATCGAATCGCTTCGCATGCGCTGGCTGCGCCTTCGCATTTATCGCCGCCCGGGAACGGTGCTGGTGGACTATCGCATCCTTCGTAACTTTATTCGCATCTACCAGATTGCAGGAGCTGCAGCGTGAATACTCAATACCTGGAATTTGTACGCCAGCAGCTCATCGTTGCGACTGCTGATCTGAGCGGGGCGACCAAAGGGCAGTTGATGGCCTGGCTGGAGAACGCCCAGTTCGATACCGGGACATTTAAGCGGAAGAAGCCTAAAGTATGGGACGAAGAAAGCGAGAAGTGGGTGCCGGTTGATAACCCACCGATCCCCGGCAAACAGTCACACGCAAAGGGCTCACACATTCCTCTGGTTCAGCCGGTCGAATACTCCACCGCGTCGTGGCGCCGGGCGGTCCTGTCACTGGAGGAACATCAGAAGGCCTGGCTGCTATGGAACTACAGCGAAAACACGCGCTGGGAGAATCAGGTGTCGATCACCCAGTGGGCATGGGGCGAGTTCAGGGCGCAGCTGGTTGGTAAGAAAGTGGCCGGTAAGACGATGGAGCGGTTGAAGGCATTAATCTGGCTGGCGGCGCAGGACGTGAAAGCTGAACTGGCCGGGCGGGAGACTTACCAGAAGCAGGAACTGGCTGAGCTATGCGGTGTGAAGCCGGATAACTGGAGTCATAACTACGCCGATTACTGGAATGCCATGTGCGCCATATTTGAGCGACTTGATAGTGATGCTTTACTGCGAGCAGTGAGAACACGATCACAACAAAAATCAGCAAATTCGCAGCAAGGTATTGCAAAAGTCAATTAAATAGGCCATATTCACGTCTACTTTGATATGCTGCCTTAACTTTAAGTGGCGGCATTGAAGAAAGAAGAAAAGATTCCAGCCCTGCGGTTAACCCCACGGGGCTTTGTCGTTTCTGGAGGGCCATAATATGTGACAGCCAAACGGATAGACCGCAGCCAAAAGGCAATGCAGCAGTCATGATGCTGCCCTGAGTCGCTATTGAGCGAGCCTGTGTAGTGACGGGTCAAGGTTCATATATCAAAAAAAGCTCCGGTAGAGCAGCGCGAACGCCAGACGCGCACCGGTTATCAGCGGCGATGATGCGACAGCGACTCAAGGGCATGAGCGTAGCCACTCCGGGAAGTGGCAAAGAGTTTACAGCCCCGCTTTAGCGAGGCTTTTCGTTTTCAAATGGTCTTACGACACCAATATCTACCAAGTAGGTGTCCGAGCCAGCGCAAACTACGACTGATGAAGCTAAAAGCAGAAACCTAATGGTCTCGTAGTCCCCCGTGCGCTGGTATGGTGGGGGAGTGAGGTAGATAATTATATTTTTTAAGCGGTAAGCTCATAAGCATGTGGCTTAATCCTACTTCAGCTTAATAGAAAACCCCTCCCTGGGATCTATCATCTTTATTTCGAGCAGCCCGTTTATTTTACTTGTTTTTTCACGATCATCTTTAATATCTATTAACCAGGCATTAACTGCTGCCATTACGTCTTTGCCAAATTGCTCAACGGAAAGTAACAGCGTACTGTTAAACTGGTTGCAGTGGAATCCGCCCGGACCAGAAGTATTCTGAACAAATACAAAATCTCGCAATACATCTCTTGCGTTCTGAGAGGTGATATCACCACTTCCTTCATGTAAATAGGCGCATCGCAACGCATAGAAATCGGAACCTGTCAGGAACACACGATCTTCTCTGTTGCCAGCTATGTTACGTGTATACGCATGTTTTAGATATTTGTTATACCAGTGTATGGTTCTTGCCTTCGAGCCTTTGTTTGGGTCATCTATTTTCCCGCAAATATCAGGAAGAGTCAGGGATATAAACAATACTGAGTACCAATTTTTGGTTTTGATAGACATATCTAGTGCTTGAATAAAATTATTCATTTCGGCAACTCCATTTGATTAAATTACTATTTAATACAATCTAATAGAATCCAACTAAAAGTTGGTTCCAGCAACATAATTACGTCAACTCTCTGAATTTGATCACCATTCCAGGCCCTGTAGTGGGGCATTTTTCTATTTGAGGCTCCGGGCAACACCCTTAACACGCTTTGTTGTTAATTCACCACGAGAGCCCGACCTCTACACATGGACCACCTATGTCTGAACCTCTAACCATTGCTGGCGGTGTCACGTCCGCAACTATCGGAGTGACGTTCGCATCTTTGTTCCCCGAGGCAACGCCCGGCGTAATGCTGTGCGCGCTGGCTGGTGCAGCAATGTACGTTCTGACATCCGATCCACACCAACTGTGGAAGCAGTTCCTGTTCGCCGTCATCAGCTTTGTCGGCGGGGTTTTCTTCTCGGTGCCGATGGCGAAGATACTGGCCGGGGTGATTAATACCGCCCTTGGCCTGTTGCAGCCGCCGGTAAGCATCGAGGTATCCCCGAATATCGGCGCACTGGTTTCCGCTTCCATCTCTGTCGCAGTCCTGCTTCGCATCCTCGCCAAATCAAAACGGGGGAAGATGCCGGGACTGGAGGAGGAAGGCCAATGACATGGCAAAACATCATTCTGGATGCAAACGCCATAATCTGTGCCCTGATCGTCGTCAGGCTGATGTTCTTCAGTAAAAGCGGTAAGCGGCACAGGCCAGGTGTAACGCTGATGGCGTACCTGATGATTCTGGCCGCCGGTTTCACGGCGTTTCGCATTCTCTACGGTAAATACCTGCAGGTGGATCCGGGAGAGCTGATGCTGAACGTCGCCATATGCGTCGCGGTGTGGCGCTCCCGCGGTAATCTCGCCAAAGTTTTTCAGAAGGCCGGGCAATGAACAAAGACGACATCTTCAACGCTATCCTCGGCAAAGAGGGCGGTTACGTGAATCACCCTGATGACAAAGGCGGCCCGACGAACTGGGGCATTACCCAGGCGACAGCTCGCGCTCATGGCTATACCGGTGATATGCGCAACTTGACCCGCAAGCAGGCTCTGGAAATCCTCGAGGCTGATTACTGGTATGGTCCACGCTTCGATCAAGTGGCGGCCGTCTCACCAGTTATAGCTGCAGAACTCTGTGACACCGGCGTGAATATGGGGCCATCCGTACAGGTGAAATGGTTCCAGCGCTGGCTGAACGTATTCAACAACCAGCAGCAGTTTTATCCCGACCTGATCGCCGACGGCCAGATTGGGCCGCGCAGCATCAGCGCGCTGAAATCTTTCCTGGCGAAACGCGGTAGTGAAGGGGAGGCCGTATTGCTCCGCGCATTGAACTGCAGCCAGGGTCAGCGTTATCTCGAGCTGGCAGAGCAGCGCGCGGCTAACGAGTCATTCGCCTATGGCTGGATTCGGGAGCGCGTGACCCTATGACCAAACTGAAAGCCATCCTGGCGTTTATCGTCACTGCTGTGCTGGTGGTGCTGGGCGCTTTTGGCCTGGGCAGCATGCGTGGCCGGGAGAGGGCGGAAGCCAAAGCCGATAAGCAGCGAACCGACGAGAACGCCGCAGCCACCAAAGCAGCTGCAGAACGCCGCGTTGAAGTAACCAAGGAGGCCAGCAATGTTCACCAGACGGTTAACCATATGCCTGATGACGATGTCGATCGTGAGCTGCGCACAAACTGGACCCGCAAAGGTTGAGCTCATTGATACTGGCTGCGACTGGGTCAACGTCATTCGCCTCAGTGAGCACGACATCGAAGTGATGGATCGCCAGACGAAGCGCGACATCCTGGCACATAACAAATCGTGGCAGGCGAACTGCCAGCCAAACAGTGTGATATCCATTAAATAGCAGGTTGATTTAGGAAAGGTAAATGGCATAGTAAATCCCATCATTCAATGAGGATTAATTATGACGACCGAAGAGACTAAGCATTATCTTGCACTTGGTGGAGAAATGCATGGGAAAGTCATTTCTGACTTAAGCGACGAATATCAACCGCTGGAGCATATGGCAGCTACTGGTAACGGTCCTTTTCGCCATTACCATGTCGCCTGTCATGACACCTATGATCGATCTAATACATTACGGGATATTGAGGCTCACGGGTTTAGACCGCATAGGGTTGAGTGAATCTCTTGACGTAATAACTAAGAGAATCAAGCCGCCTCCGGGCGGTTTTTTATTGCCATCAACATGGGGAAACCTATCGTAATGGCTGCAAAGGTTAAATCGTAGTTAAGCCCTGCAGGGGATAAATGGAGCACTCCATGCCGATCGATGACGAGCGCAGGCCATATCCACCGGTTAGCTTCATTAACGCTGAGAACTGGCACCCTTACACCAGACTGATCCCTGCCAGCGAAGTGAATGAGTGGGTAAACCGGCAAATCCTCAGTGACGAAGGCAGTATCCACAACCCAGACCATGAGCATCTGATCGATGCGGATCTCTGCTTCATGTGGGCGTCAGACTCGTTCGCGAAGAAAGGGCGCTTTGTGCTCGGCCAGGCTGAACAGGTAATGCTGCGTGCTGGTGGGTGGCAGAAGGCCCGGATGGAACAGCAGATGCATGAATGGTTCGGGCGCGTTCCGAAGTACATCATCACGCTGGCTGCCGATTACTGTTCACAGTGCAGCGACCTCGAGTTCTGCGCGCTGGTTGAACATGAGCTTTACCACATCGCCCAAGCCACTGATGATTTTGGTGCGCCGAAGTTCAACAAAGAGACCGGCCAGCCAGTGCTTACTCTGCGCGGCCACGACGTCGAAGAGTTCGTTGGCGTAGTACGCCGGTACGGTGCCAGCAAAGATGTGCAGGAGCTGGTGGACGCGGCCAATGCGCCAGCGGAAGTCGCTCACCTTGATATCGCCAGATCATGCGGAACGTGCATGCTGAAACTGGCTTAACTTTATGACTGATTATGACAGGCAGGTGATTTATGGCGGCACTGAAAGGTGAGGTCAAAGCCTTCATCGTTCAGTCTCTTGCCTGCTTTGATACCCCCTCTCAAGTGGTTGAGTCGGTCAAAAAAGAATTTGGCCTGGCGATACCTCGTCAGCAGGTCGAATCCCACGACCCGACGAAAGCAAACGGCAAAGGACTGGCGCAAAAATGGGTGGACATGTTCAACGCCACCCGCGAACGCTTCCAGAGTGAAATCTCCGACATCCCGATCGCCAATAAGGCGTACCGGCTGCGCGTTCTCGACCGCATGGCTACGCGTGCCGAGGGAATGAAGAACCTCGCGTTAACCGCGGAGATTATCGAGCAGGCCGCCAAAGAGTGCGGCGACGCTTACACCAACAGGCACAAGTTCGAGCATTCCGGCCCCAATGGTGGCGCTATCCAGACGATCACTATGAGCAAGGATGAATATAAGTCAGCACGGCAGGAGATGATGGAGGATGACGACTGCTGAGCAAAAGACATTTGCCCGTCGGGTAGAGTGTGAAGAGGACGGCCTGTATTACGCGCGCTACTTCTTCAAGCAGCGCACCGGCGGCAAGATGATTGTCGCGCCTCACCACAAGGTGATTCAGCAGACGCTGGATCGCGTTATCGATGGTGAGATTACGCGCCTGATCATCAACGTTCCGCCTGGGTACACGAAGACGGAACTGGCGACCATCAACATGATGGGCCGCGGACTGGCGCTGAACTGCCGGGCCCGCTTTATGCACCTGTCATATTCGCACAATCTGGCGCTGCTGAACTCCTCCACCGCGCGCGGCATGATTAAGTCCCAGGCCTATCAGTCGATGTGGCCCATGTCGCTACGCGATGACGCTGACAGTAAGGCGATGTGGTGGACCGAACATGGTGGCGGCGTTTATGCATCGTCAGCTGCCGGGCAGGTTACCGGCTTTCGTGCCGGGCATATGGAACCAGGCTGGCAGGGCGCGCTGATTATCGATGACCCGGTTAAGCCGGATGACGCTTATTCAGAGATCGTCCGTGACGGCGTCAACAACCGCTTTAACGAGACAATCAAATCACGACTGGCGATCGAGACGACGCCGATGATTGTCATCATGCAGCGCATTCACTACCACGACCTGAGCGGCTACCTGCTGCGGGGTGGTAGCGGCGAGAAGTGGCACCACCTGAATCTGCCGGTACTCATCAACAACAGTCAGGCATACGCCGACCAGTACCCGGAAAACACCCACGCCATCCCGGTTGACCACGGCCTGCCTGATGGCTGGCTATGGCCGTTTAAGCACAACGAGTCGCACCGCGTATCGCTGTTTTCTCACCGGCGCACCGCCGAAGCCCAGTACATGCAGAACCCGAAACGCTTCAATGCGGAGGGAGCGCTGTGGAACGAGGAGATGATCAGCGCCGCACACGCGATGCGGATCACTCAAGAGCTTGTCCGTACGGTCGTGGCAATCGACCCGCAGGCCACCAACAGCGAAGCGAGTGACGAATCAGGCATTGCCGTCGCCAGTGCTTACGGAACCGGCGACGAGCGGCAGTACAGCCTCGATGCGGATTACAGCGGGAAGTATTCACCAAACGGTTGGGCCACCAAAGCCATTGAAGCCTATGAGCAGCACGAAGCTGACGCGATCGTAATCGAAACCAACCAGGGCGGCGATATGGCGGAGGACACGCTGCGCAATGCCGGGTTCAGCGGCCGCATCATCCGCGTGCACGCCAGTAAGGGTAAATACGCACGTGCAGAGCCCATCTCTGCGCTGTATGCGCAGGGCCGGGTCGCTCACCGTGGCAGCCTCTACGAGATCGAGAATCAGTTTATGGAGTACGTGCCATCTACTGCGAAGAAATCACCTGACCGGCTTGATGCCGCGGTATACGCGCTCACCGAACTATCAGAACCACAATCAACCGGCATGTTGGTGCGCTCGCGCTGACGGAGGAGACCGTGAACGAAAGCGAAATGAAACAACAACGCGCCGCCAATGCCAGCGTCGAACGCACCCGGATGCGTAACCTGAATTCTCTGTTTAACGGCACCAGTAACACCAAACGCCAGCGCCTGTATCAGGAGTTTGGGTACCCGCAGGAGCTCTGCTTCGATGACTTCTACCGGGCGTATCGCCGCAATGCTATAGCTGGTGCCGCAGTGACGCGCATGGTTGACGGTTGCTGGGAAGATTACCCGGAAGTTTACGAAGGCGACCAGACGAAGGATGCCACCCGACAGACAGCGTGGGATAAGCGCACCAACAAGCTGCTCAAGCGCTGCTGGAAACAGATTAAGGGCGCTGACAAGCGTAACCTGGTTGGCCGCTACTCTGCGCTGCTGATTCAAGTCAAGGACAGCAAGCCATGGTCTGAGCCCGTTGATAAGGCGATGGTCGGCAGGCTGCAGGAACGGGCCCTTGTCCGGTTGATTCCTGTATGGGAGGCCCAGCTCGACCCGATCAGTTACGACGAGGACCAGAACAGCGAGAACTATGGCGCTGTCAGCATGTACTCGTTTACCGAGATTCCGGTGCAGCAGCAGCGCAGCGGTCAGCCCGGGCGAATCATCAACGTTCACCCCGATCGCGTCATCATCCTGGCTGAAGGCTCGGATGACGGACGGCTTGATTCCGGCGAGTCGCTGCTGGAAGAGGGCTTCAACAAACTGCTGGACCTCGAAAAGGTGTCTGGCGGTGCTGCTGAGGGGTTCCTGAAGAACGCCAGCCGGCAGCTCAACTTCAACTTCAGCGCCAAGACAAGCTTTACGCAGCTCGCAAGGGCGCTGGGCGTAAGCGAGGCCCAACTCTCTGAGGGAATGGATGAACAGGTTCGCCGCCTGAATGACAGCACAGACAGCGCCGTCATCATGCAGGAGGGCGATACCAGCGTGCTTTCCGTGGCGGTTGCCGACCCGGAGCCAACCTGGCGGACTGCGCTCAATGAGTTCTGCGCCACCGTGCCGATCCCTGTGAAAGTGCTGGTGGGCATGCAGACCGGCGAACGGGCCAGCACGGAAGATGCGAAGGACTGGGCCAAAACCCGGATGAGCCGACGCAATGGCTTCCTGACCGACGTGATCACTGAGGTGGTCACCCGCTTCTGGACACTTGGCTTTATCCCTCAAGCCAGGGGTGAGGAAGTCACCGTGGGATGGTCCGATCTACTGGCACCGAGCCAGGCAGAGAAGATAGCCAACATGGATAAGCTGGCTGATGTCGCCGTTAAATCCACGAACGCGTTTGGCCGCTCAGCCATCACCGAAAACGAGATACGCGCGGCAGGCGAGCTGCAAGCCCTGCCAGAACTTGATGACGAGGTGAAGCCAGATGGCAATAAGCCAAAGCCTGACCCACTGGCCGACCCAGAATCAGAAGCCGAAGAGTCCGGTAATACCACGGTCGAAGGTTGACCCCACGATGTCGCGCAAGCCAGTCAGCAGGATGGAGCGCGATATCGAGGACCGGTATTACGCGATTAAGTCAGCCCTGAAGGCCCTGTTCGACCAGCGTCTGACCGGGCGAGAGCGAGAGGTTAACAGCCACTGCTGGCACTTCCTGTGTCACGTCAACGGCGAGGATCAGAGGCTCTACCAGGTCAACGCCGGGAAGTTCATCTACGACATGACCCCGCAGGAGCTGGCAGAGCTGCTCGAGGCGGTGCAGGGCATTCTGGATGACTACCTGCTGGACGGCGGCGAGAACAACCAGTGGGCGATGGATTACGTCGTCGCTGAGACGCAGCGCGGTACGCTGGAGGCGTTTAATAACCTCTCGCAGCAGTCGCAGGTGTACGCCAGCCAGACGACGTTACAGCAGCTTTTAAGCAGTCCCGGTTATCAAAACCAGATCGCATCCGCCAGGCTGACAACGTTCAGTGACTGGAAGGCGATCAGCGATGCCGCCCGGGCAGACCTGACAGGCATCATCACCGACGCGGTGGCGCGCGGGGTTAACCCGAGGGAAACGGCCAGCGTCATCAGTAAGCGTCTTGATGTGAGCATGTCGAAGGCCAAGACCATCGCTCAGACTGAGCAGGTCGGCGCACTGCGACAGGCACAGTGGAACGAAACTGACTGGGCTGCTGACCGGCTGGGGCTGAATACCGGCCTTCTGTGGCTGTCAGCGCTCAAGCCGACAACTCGCCTGTGGCATGCCAGCCGGCACGGCAAGGTCTACACCACCGAAGAGGTGCGAGACTTCTACGCTGAGAACGGCAACCGGTACAACTGCTACTGCAGCCAGATCCCGGTGCTGCTTAACGACGACGGCAGCATATTCAACGAAGGGCTGGCGGAAAAGCTTGCGAAAGAACGGAAGAACTGGAAAGAAACCTGACCAAGATGATATAAAAAATCTATCAAAATTAACGTGGTAGATTAGATATGAGCTCTGTTACGCCAAACGAAGTTGGTTCGTACGTTCTTTCCCTTATTGGGCCAATTATTATTGGTATTGCGGCGGCAGCATTCACTGCTTATTTCGCGTTACGCCGGTTCTACAGGGAAAAGTGGTGGGAAAAGAAGCATGCAGCCTATGGGCAACTGATCGATATCCTTATCGATATAAAGTCAATATATGCTATGGCCTCGAATTATCATCAGCGCATCTATGAGGCTGAGCGAAGGTTGGAAGACGTGCCAGATTACCATTTCGATTGGAGTCGGTTTAACGACCTCCAAAAACAACTAAGAAGGTCATTTATACTGGCTCCCATATCTCTCAGCAGTAACACAGAGAATTTATTAGATGAATTATTTTCTTTGGATGCTAGTGCAAAGGAAATGATATATGAAGAGAACTATCCAGCGCAGGCTGCGTATGCAGACATGGCAAATGATGTCGAAGGCATCATTAGATTAATAGTTGAAGATGCCAAAACAGAATTGAGCTTCCACTAAATAAAAATACCAATTGACCCGCTTCGGCGGGTTTTTTATTGCCTGAAATTCACCAATGAGGACGCAACGTGAAGCTATCCAGCATCCACGTTAAATCCCTCGCCATCAACGCCTCCAACATCTCAACGACCACCATCAACGGCCAGAAACACTACGTCATTCGTGGTGCGGTTCCGATCGTCGATGACATCGTGATGAATGGCGGCCTGTACCCGGCTGAGGAGATTAACAACAGCTACCAGACGATGGAAGGCAAGCTGATGCCGCTGCCGCACCCGATGGTAGATGGCAAGTATGTCAGCGCCAACGACCCGCGCGCCATCAACGCTTATCACGTTGGTGCCTGGGCGCAGAACGTCAGCAAATCCGGCGATCAGGTCGTCATGGACGTTTACATCAACCAGGCTGTTGCTGAGACGAAACCTGATGGCAAGCGCCTGATTAACCGCCTCGACGAGATGATGGCCGGCACTAATACCGACCCGATTCACCTCTCAACCGGCCTTCTCACCAACAAAGAGAAGAAGTCGGGCGAGTCGAAGGAGAAGAAGTACACCTGGATCGCCCGCAACATGCAGTTCGACCACATCGCGATCCTGCTCGACGAGCCCGGTGCCGGGACGCCGGAAGAGGGCGTTGGCATGTTCGTGAACGCTGACGGGCAGGAAGGTGAAGTTGAAACCGCCAGCCTCATCGACGCGGCGAACAGCCTTAAAGACGGACTGCTGAATAAGGTGAAGTTCTTCCTCACCCACAACTCCGACGCCTCATTCGACGAAATCTACCAGATGCTGCGCGAGGCTATCCGCGCACCGTCCGGCAGTGACGTTTATCGCTATGTGGTGACCGTCTGGCCGGACAAATTCATCTACGAAGAGGGTTCGAAACTCTTCCAGCAGAAATACCTCATCGATGATAACGCGGTAACGCTGGTCGGTGAGCCCATCGAAGTCGTGCGCAAACCCACTGAGTACGAGATTAAAACCAACGGAGAGAACGATCCGATGAAAGAACTGATTATCAATGCGCTGCAAGCCGCTGGTAAGCCGACCGAAGGCAAGTCCGACGCCGAGCTGATGGACGCATACAACCAGCTGGCAGCAGAGAAGGCGGCCGCCAAAACCGAAACGCCTGAAGAGAAGGCGGCTCGCGAAAAGGCTGAGAAAGAAGAGCGTGAGCGCGCAAATAACCAGGCGGAAGCCCCAGCATGGTTTAAGCCATTCGCCGACGATCTCGCCGCGGTTAAATCTGGCCTGACCGTTAACGCCGACAAAGAGAAGTCAGAGCAGCGCGCTGCGGTGAAAGCCAAGTTCGGCATGACCGATGTCGCGGTGAATGCGCTGGACGGCGAGCCGCTGAAAGAGCTGTTTGCTCAGTGCCAGACCTCAACCGGCCTGAATGGTGCATTCCGCCAGGCTACCAATAACCAGTCAGTCAGCGAAATGCCGGAGTAAAAAATGGCTAAAGACGGAAAACACGTAATCCACGCCGGTGGCGTATTCCCTAACCCGCTTCTCAATCGTGAAGGTGCGGCAGCGGCAGCAACTAAGCCAGGTACCGTTGGTTTCTTCTCTGCCGGTAAATTTACGGCATCAGTAGATGGTGATGAAGAAGCGATTCTTTACGTCGCTGACTTCGACTATCTGCGCTGCCAGACGGTTGATGACTCCATCCCAATCAACGAGCTGGTGGTTGCCATCCACCCGATGCAGGGCATGTTCCTGAACGTGCGCGCCGCTGCCGGCACGTACAAAAAAGGCCAGCCGTTATCCATCGCAAACGGCCAGGTAAAAGCCCACGCTTCTGGCGAGTCCATCCGCGCATATGTCGAAGAAGACACGGCGTACACCGTTGCTGCAGGCGATCTGCTGCGCGTCGTTATCAAGTAAGGAGCACCTGAATGCTTGTATTTTCCCGCTCTATCGGTGAACGCACCGGTAACCTCGAAGTCAACCAGGCTCAGTTCCGCGAGCTGGAGATGGCGCGCAACATGAGTGCGCAGTCCGTCGCTGACTTCATTGCCCGTGCCCGCTTCGGTGAAAACGGACATCTGGACGCAGTGAACGCGGTGGACGACATCCGCCGCATGTACCGCGCGTACGATCAGACCGTTCTGGCGCAGTTCGAACCCAATACCGAGTTCACTCTGCTCAACGACCTGATGCCGCTGTCCCGCTCAGTTCGCCTGGAAGATTCCGTGTATGAATATGCGCGTACCGGTGGTCGTGGCTGGGCGCACACCTCAATGTCCGGCCAGATTGGTGCGGCGCTGGATGCTCGCGCGTACAGCTTTGACGGGACGATGGTGCCGGTGCACGACAGCGGCTTCAAGTTCCACTGGCGTGACCCGATCTTCAACAAAGGATCTGCACTGGCCTCCCTGTCTGACGCTCAGCGTGGCTCTGTTGATGATGTGCGTCGCAAAATCGTCGACTACATGTTCAACGGTTTCCGCGACTCAGAAGGTAACTTCGTTACATTCGACGGCAAGACCTGGAAAGGGCTGAAGAATGACGACCGCGTAGCTCAGGTTGACCTCGGCGCTTCCGGCCTGAACATCAACTTCGCCACCAGTACTGATCCCGAAGCGATGCGTAACGGAGCTATCAAGCTGCGCGATACGCTGAAACTTCAGAACAACCAGTACGGCCAGCAGACCTGGTACGTTTCCAGCGAAATCATGTCCAACTGGGAGCAGTACTACGACACGCAGAACAAGACCCGCACGGTGCTGGAAGAGATCCTGAAACTGTCTGGTATTTCCGCGGTGAAAGAGGATGCCGAGCTGACCGGAAACCAGATCCTGATTGTTCCGCTGGCGGCGGGTGTTATCGCACCAGTTGTTGGTCAGGCCGTTGGAACAGTCGCAGATCCACGCCCGTTCTATAACAGCGACTATGTATGGCGTACTTGGGGTGCTGCTGGCCTGATGGTCAAGCAGGACATCAATCTTAAACACGGCGTTCTGTACGCTCACGGTTAAGGGGGCCTTATGGCACTGGTAGAAATCACAGCAGGTAACGTCTTCGCCGGTGCCAACCTCCGCAAACTGGAGGTTGGTGCGGTAGTTGAAGTTGACGATGCGACGGCGGCGCGCTGGAAAGCATCTGGCAAGGCAAAAGACACCGACAAGAAGAAGGGTGAGAAGCTCTTTGACGAGTCATCCACGGTGGCCTCGCCGCAATCAGGCGATTTGCAGGAACAGCTCGCGGCGGTGACCAAGTCACGCGATGAGGCGATGGAGCAGGTATCACAGTTCACCGAGCTGGCGGCGAAAGAGAAGGCAGCTTTCGATGCGCAGCTCGCGGCGGTGACCAAACGCGCTGAAGATGCAGAGGCCGCACTGGCAGAAGCAATCAAGAAGGCGAAATAACCATGGCTGACCCAATCACGGCGGCAGACGTGCAGGCGTTCCTCGGTGAATTGGGTTACTCCATCCCGGGAGCGCTGCTGGAGCCGATCCTCTGCGTGGTGAACAAAATCATCCCGTGTCTCGATGGGGCCGGGTATGACGACTGCACCGCAAAGCTGATCCTGATGTACGCGGCCGCGCTGATGGCGACGTCCTCCGGCGCGCGACGAATCAAATCGCAGGGTGCGCCGTCTGGCGCGTCACGCTCGTTTGAGTATGGCGACGACAGTATCACCTGGCTGCGCGACTCACTGGGTCGCCTCGATACCAGTGGCTGTACCGGGGAACTGCCTATCAGCGCCGGTAACAGCGTAGGCATGTTCATGGTTGTCGGGGGCTGCTGATGACCTGGACACCCGTAAGCGTCCGGCTGCCGCGCTCATTCACCCGCGTCTGGGTGCTGACCGACACCGGGCGGGAGACCACCGGCTACGTCAAATCGGACGGCGAGTGGTTCATTAACTGCCCGCGTATCCGGGCTACTGGCGCGGTGGTGCTGCGCTGGAAGGAGGACTGATGTCATCAGCTGCAAACTGGTCCTACACCGCCAAAGCCACTATCTGGCGCAAGGGTGCTGGCGGCAGGGATGAAAACGGTGACCCCATAAACGGCTACGCCGCTCCGGTAGTTATCATGGTCGATTATGAGGGCGGGCTGTCAAAGCGCATCGGCAACCTGGGCGCTGAAATTGTCGTGAAAAATACCGTCTGGACGGAGTACGCGCTGGCCGACGCTGGTGATTACCTGCTGATTGGCGTATCGACTGAAGCCGACCCGGTTGCCGCTGGCGCTGACGAGGTTCGGCAGGTCATCCGCTACGCCGACACGTTCGAGCGTGTAGCGGACGATTATGCAATTTTGACTGGAGTCTGATATGGCCGGGAAAGTGAGAGGCATCAATCAGGCGAAAGCCAACCTCGACAAGCTCATTAGTGACGTGCAGGGCCGCAAGGTTGTCCGGGCCATCCAGTCAGCGCTAATCATCGGTAGCTCCCAAGCAGCGCTTTATACGCCTATCGACACTTCCACGCTGCTGAATAGCCAGTTTCGTGAGATGGACGCCAACGGTACGAGGGTTACTGGAAGAGTGGGTTACTCGGCTAATTACGCGGTGTACGTGCATGATCCAAGCGTGCCGCAGACTTTCCGTCGGTCGACTGCACGAAAAGAGTTCCTGACTAAAGGTTTTGAGGATATGCGCAGTCAGATCGATGCGGTGATTAAGAAGGAGTTATCCCTGTGACCCCTCCGATGTATAAGCGTTTTCGCAACGTTATCGTTGATGCCGGACTTACTACAGGCTACATCGTTCAGTCTCTTTTGTGGTCTGATTCCGGGAAACTTGCCGATCGGTTCATTGTGTTCCGCCCAAATGGAGGGACGGCGATAGACCGCGACATGGCGGCTGATTATTACGTCCTTGTTGACCTTATCACGGGTAAGTCTCTTGGCGACAAATCAAAAGCTGAGGATGACGTTCAGGCCATCATCGACTATGTGAAAGCCAACCCGATGACAAATCGCTGCCTTGGGCAAATCTCAAATATGGGCGGCATACCATCTCCTGTAATGACTACCGAAGGGCGCATGGTGTGGCGCCTGCAATTTTCCTGTCTGTTTGGCGGATAGCTCAAAATCAACATCACACAAGGTCGCCCGGAGCGGCCTTTTTTATTATCAGAAGTGAGGTAAGCAACGATGCAAGGCTGCTCCAATAACGAACAATTCATTGGTCGCGCGAAGACGCTGGAACTGGCGTACGGATGCGCTGACGTGGTACCAGAGGAAGGTGACTGGAAGCTGATGGGCCTTCCAACTTCGGCTACGTGGGATTTAAGTCCTGAGGCACTTACGTCTGATGCCGATAATGGCGGTTTCAGTTCAAACCTGATCTCCAGCCTCGATCCAACCTATTCGATTGAAGGAGAGGTGCGTGTTAAGGACCGCACCGACGAATTCGGTGTTCAGCAGTTCGTGAAGTATATCGTTGATGAGGTTCGGGCCCGCCGTCAACCTGGCGTGTGGATGCGTTTCCATTGGGGCGATTATTATCACATAGGCTACATGGTGCCGTCTGGTGCCAGTGATGGTGGCGGCGTAAAGGAAATTGTCACCTATAGCTTTGAGTTCAAGCTGGCAGATGGTTCTACTTTCCAGATCACCGAAGCTGACGGCGATATCGCGGTAACAGGCGTGACGGTTACGCCAACCAGCAGTTCTATTGCGGCCGGTTCAAGCACGACGTTCACCGTGAACATTGCGCCTGTAGATGCTGACAATAAAGTGTTTACTGTCTCGTCATCCGTACCAGCTCGCGCTACGGTGGCTTTCTCAGGTAATACCGTAACCGTATCTGCCCCTTCCGGGGCCACGGCGGGAACCGCGGTGATTACTGTCACCACTGATGATGGCGCATTCACGGCAACCCACACCGTAACTGTCACTGTGTAAGCAAAACAAAGGGCAGCGATCTGCCCTTGATTTTGCTTATGGGGGAAAGATGACACCAGTTAAAGAGTTTGGAGAATGCCTTATTAGTGTCGGTGATAAGGACTACTTTTTCCGTCCGTCACTATTCGCGATGTCCAGAATTGGCGATCCTGTAAACATCGTTCAGACGTTTTACGACCTCTGCAATGATGAAGTGGCTACTGTCATCCAGAAGGCTGCTGCATCCTACATTCATTCAGAATATGACCGTCTTCCTGAATATGTAATCAACTACATACGGAGCGGGATACTGAGCCGCAAGGCTATCATGGCTGCGCATACAGTGCTGTCTGCGTGCTGCGATGATGACACAGGAAACCTTATTGGCTGGATGCAGCCAGGAAAAAGCCGGAAGCGTAGCTTTATGTGGCGGCAAGGTGTCATGCCGCCGCAGGATATGGTCATTATTGCTCAAAGTCTCATGATGCACGGCATTATCGGCCAAGCTAAGTTACGCAAGCTGCAGCGGCACGAACCGAACGAGCCCACCAATGAGTTCAGGGCATTGGATTACATTATTGCCGCACGCAACCACTTCAACATCAGCAAAGAAGAAGCTGGACAGCTGACGATGACAGAGTTCCAGATGATGCTTGCCGTGAAATATCCTGAACAGAAGGGATATACCAGGGAAGAATACGATAGTGCGGCAGATGACTACTTTGCGCGACGCAAACGGCGGCAGGCTAAGCAGAAGTAGCCCACTCAGGTGGGCTTTAGATCTGTTATCTCGGGGAGAGGGCGGTGAAACCTAAGCAAACATTAACCATTAACAATTTGATACCATTCCCAAGCGAAGCGCCGAGAGAAGAGACCATAGAGTGTAATGATGTTTTTCTTGATAATTCAATGCTAGAGGAAAAAATTTCTACTCGAATAGGTTTTAGTAGATTGATTTTTGTTAATGAAATCAACTCGATCAATTCCATCTCGGAGTGAATTATCATATGCGCATACCTTTCAATAGGATGCGAAAATGATTAACGAATATGATTTCGTGACAGCGGCAGGTCATATAGCTAAACATGAAGCCGGTCACTGGCTTGCGGCGTTTAAATTAGGCTGGAACCCAAGAGGTATAGGCTTGAGAGTGCCGTCTCATGCTAAAGATCACATGGGTTATTCAGAAACAAGTCACAAAGTCGATTTAAGCAGCATTGAGGATGTCCGGGATTACGCAAGAGGCAGGGTAAAAATTCTCTACAGTGGCGTATATGCAGAGCACTTTGACGGAAAAGACTTTGATCACGAATCCATAATGCGTGATATGAAGCGTGGCGGCGGTGCTTATTCTGATTTCTGGAAAGCTGAAGAAATCTACTTCTTTTACTACAACTGCCTCGACATAAAGGGAACGTGGGAGCAAGAGTTTCAGCCTATTATTTGCGACGTTCAGCTCATGATCGAAATGCATTACGACTTCATCATCTCTGTAGCCAAATACGTCATGGCAAGGGCAAACTTTGTTGGTCAGAGTATAGAGGTTTCATCCTCCGACCTGATCAGGATATTCAAAAATAGCACCATTAAGCTTCCTGATCATGACCCTCTTCGTTGAGTGTGTTCCCGTTTCCGGTCGATTGAGATCAATAAATCAGCGTTTGCCGTTGCGCCTGTGCTATTCCTGGGTAGGATGTTCATTTTTACCAATGGGGATAGGGATATGAGAAAGACGATGTTGTTGTTAGCACTAAGTTGCTCATTGTCTGCTGCGCATGCAAACAGCGATATGAGATCAACACTTCAAGCTTCTGAGAATGCAATTTGTCAGGATAACGCAAAAAAAGAGCAGTGCATTACAGCGGTTCAGAAGCTCATGTTTGCAGTCAGCAAAGTTACTGAGCTTAATGAAAACTGCAAGAAGCCGAATGGCAATGTTGGAATTGAACAGCAATGCCAACAGTCTGAAGAAGCTATAGGCTACATAAATAGCCTGGTAAATAAACCATAACCAACCCGCTCCGGCGGGTTTTTTTATAGCCGGAGATAATAATGGCAGGCGCAGAAAATGCTGGAAGTATCGTTTATGAAGTAAGCGCCGAAGTAGCGCCTCTATTACAGGGTGGGCGTCAGGTAAACAGGGTTCTTAGCGATATTGAGTCCGCATTAGACGATAACATAAACCAGTTCAAGCGGCTTGAAACCAGTGTTAGTACCACCGCCCAAGCGGTATCTACTGCAACAAGAAGTATGGGTAATCTTCGCGGCGTTTTTGGGCAGCTTGGGTACCAGGTGCAGGACATCGCGGTTCAGTTACAAATGGGCCAAAATGCAATGCTTGTGTTCGCACAACAAGGCTCACAGATCGCTTCTATCTTTGGTCCTGGTGGCGCTGTAATCGGTGCAATTATTGCCATCTCTGGCGCAATAGCTGGAGCGCTTCTCCCATCCCTTTTTAATTCCAAAGATGCAACACAAGAGCTTGAATCCGCCCAAAAGGCGCTTTCAGAGACTGTTGTAAAAACCGACTCAGGAGTGAGCGCTCTATCTGAAAAAATACAGCGACTAGCAGCAGTTAGTTCAGATGCTGCAAAGGCACAGATAGCCGTAGCCATGACTGATGCGCAACGAGCCATCAGCGCTGCAGGAAGCGTCATCTCTGACCAAATCAATGATTTGGGAACCTGGCGTAACAGCATGTCAGCTGCTGAAAGTCAGTTAACCACGCTCGAAGGTAAAGGCGTTGATGTTTCGAAGATGCTAAAAGATCTTGGCGGAAGCTATGAAGGAAATATTGCTGGCATCAATATTCTGAACAACGTAACCAATTCAATGTCCGAGGCGTTCGGAATAACACAGACTCAGGCTGTTGGCCTGGTAAAAGTATTCCGAGACCTCCAAAAAGAGCCTACAGCAGAAAACATGCAGGCCGCAGCATCTGCCCTTTCCTCACTCAGTGAGCAAACTGGTTATGCAAACCCCAAGCTTAATGAGTTGACCAATGTCGTCAACCAAAACTATGTCTCTGCGGCAAATGCAACAGATGCTATCAACGTTCTTAAAGGCGCTCTTGACAACCTTACCGGCGCAACAGAGTCATCCCAGAAGGCATTATCGGGCAATGCGGAGCAATTAAATAAACTGGTTGAGGCTGCAAAAAATGAAGCCGCAACTGTCGGATTTAGTACCCGACAGCGAGCTAAATATGTGGCTGGTCTTTTAGGGGCAACAGATGCTGAATTGAAGTCTCTTGATGCAAGCTATGACCGAATAGAATCATACGAGAACGAGCAGAAGGCGCTTAAAGAGCAAGAAGGAGAGCAAAAGAAAGCAGCATCGGAAGCTGAGGCAGCGGCTAAACGGTCAGCCGCTGCGCAGCAACAGGTGGTTAATCAGCTGGAACAGTTATCAGAAAAATATCAGATAGCCGTTCTTGAACAGCAAGGTATGGGCCGGGAAGCTGCGGTCCTGGCTGCTCAACAGCAAATGGGGGCAGCTGCCACCAAACAGCAGGTGCAACAGGCGGGAGATCTTGCTGGCAAGTTGTATGATGTTGCCCAAGCCACAAAAGCAGCACAGGAAGCGGAGCAGGCTAGAAAGCAATCGAGCCAGAACTTCTCCAACCTTCAAGGCCAGGCATCGCCAGTAGCAGCAGTAGATAACCAGTTTCAGCAGCAGATGGATCAGCTCAACCAATATGCCATCTACTATCCCCAGAAAATAGCTGAAGTCGAAGCTACACGGGCAGCGATAGAGGATCAGTACCGGCAAAAGAGGGTGGCAGCCATGTGGCAAGAATGGCAGCAGCAAAGCACGATAAACGCTCTTGCCGCTTCAGCTGTAGAGTCTTTGCAAAGCGGCGCAACAAATGCCATCACAGGGTTGGTAAACGGCACGCAAAGTCTTTCCGAGGCGTTTGCTAACCTTGGCACGTCAGTAATTAACGGCATTGTGAGCAGTCTCGTACAGATGGGTACACAGTGGGTTATGTCCGCAGCGATGGGGCAGGCTGCGCAGACCGGCGCAATAGCGGCGAACCAGGCGGCGGCAACTGCGGCGCTTGCGGCATCCACTTTGGCCGGAACAGCTGCCGCCACGACGCTTCTCGCATCGTGGTCTCCCGCTGCGATGGCTGCTAGTATCGCAACATCTGGTGGTGCGGCAACAGCTGGGTTGGCTGGTTATAACGTTGCAATGGCTGGCTCGAAAATAATGACCGTCGCCGGTGCCCGCGAACATGGCGGCCCGGTATCGGCCAGCTCCATGTATCGTGTGGGCGAGGGTGGTAAACCTGAGATTTTCAAAGCCAGCAATGGCAGCCAGTACATGATCCCCGGAGATAACGGTCGCGTCATCAGTAACCGGGATATCGGCGGTGGTGGTGGCGGGTTCAATTACAGCCCGACTATCCAGATCAACGGTAATCCGGATGAAAAAACCATAGCTCTGGTAGAGGCGGCCGTGGCTCGCGGTGGTAAGCAGGTATATCAGCAAATAAGTGGGGATCTTGCCTCAGGGAAAGGAAACGTTTCTAAAGGCCTGCAAAGCGGCTGGACCGCTAAAAGGAGGATTGGTTAATGGGTAAGCAAACCGACATCAATTACCCCCACGAGTACCTGCCAATGCCCCAACGCCCCGGGCATGGCTTCACCCCCGTCAGCCCCCTGCAGCGTTCCACCATGACATCCGGCCGCACGCGCCAGCGTCGCAAATACACCTCTGTACCGACAGCGGCAAGTGTTTCGTGGGTGTTCACTGATGCCCAGGCGCAGCTGTTTGAGGTGTGGTATCGGGATGTTATTACGGACGGTGCCGCTTGGTTCAACATGCGCATACGCACGCCGCTGGGTGTTGGTGACTACGTGTGCCGGTTTGATGATATTTACGACGGCCCGTTACTTTATGCGCTGGGATACTGGAAATTCACGGCAACACTGGAGCTGTGGGAGCGCCCAATTCTGCCGCCTGGCTGGGGTAATTTCCCTGAGTTCATCGTCGGGCAGAGCATTATTGATTACGCGCTCAACAAGGAGTGGCCGGAAGCATGACAAGCCCAACACTCAACAGGCTGTATGCCAGCGGCGGCAGTGAGATCCTCTTCAACACGCTGCAGATTACCGTCGGCGGCCAGACTTACTGGCTGGTTGAGAACTTCGAGGATATCACCGCTGTCACGGAAACTGGCGCATCGGTGACGTTTCAGGCTGCAGCTATGACCGTCGCGCTGCCAGCCAGAAATAAGGATGGCACGCAGGATCTGCAGTTCGTCATCAGCAACATTGACGGCATCGTTTCAACTGCAATACGAAACGCCCTGGCAAACCTCGATAGCGGCACGCTGATAATGCGGCAGTACATCTCAACCGATTTCAGTTTCCCTTCGGCTCCGCCCCTGATATTCCAGATTAAAGACGGGTACTGGAAAGCGACGGAGGTACAGATCAAAGCCGGTTTCCTGAATATTCTCGACACTGCATGGCCGCGCTACCGTTACACGCTGCCAAACTTCCCCGGCCTCCGCTACCTCCAGTAGGAAAACACCATGTTCAATCCTGATAAATACCGTTCTGTCGAGTGGCAGAAGGGCGGACGCGCTTACCCCGCGCTGGACTGTTTTGGCATCGTCAACGAAATCAGGCGCGATCTGGGCCTGGCGCCGTGGCCGGATTTTGCCGGGGTCACGAAGGATGATAACGGCCTCGACCGGGAGGCGCGCGGGCTCATGGCTGGCCTGACGCGATGTGAACCGGCCCCGGGCGCGGGTATCGCCTGTTATTCCGGCTCTGTGGTGACACACGTTGCCATCGTGGTCGAGATTGACGGCCAGCTGCGCGCCGCAGAGTGCAATCCCCGCACTAACGTGACCTTTCTGCCGCTGGCGCGGTTTGCGCGCCGCTTTGTTCGCGTGGAGTATTACCAGTGACGATCCGAATCTATCCCTCCCGGCTGCCGGGCGAACCGCTGGAAACGCATCAACATGAAACGGTGACACTTAGCGCCTGGTTTGCGCAGAACGTGAAGGACTGGGCACCGGATCAGCAGCATCCGGTCGCGGTTGAAATCGACGGCGTTCCCGTCCCGGCGTCAGAGTGGCCACTGTGCGTTATCAAGCGAGAAACTGACGTCCGGATGTATCCAGTGCCCTACGGCACCGGCGCAGAAATCGCGATCTGGGTTGCCGTCAGCGTAGCGGTCGCCTCTGCTGCGTACAGCATCTACATGATGAGTACAATGTCACAGGCTGGAGGTGGCGGTGCCCAAGCAGCCAGCGGTGACCAGATTGACCTCAACCCGGCCAAAGCGAACGCGGCGAAACTGGGCGACCCGATCCGGGAAATCTTCGGAAAATATCGCGTCTGGCCTGATTACGTCGTGCAGCCGGTGAGCCGGTTCGTTAACGAGACCAGCATGGAAACCAGCATGTTCCTGTGCGTGGGTGTCGGCGACATGGTGATTAACCAGTCCGATATCCGGATCGGCAATACCCCGATCTCCGCGTTCGGCACTGACGTCCGTTACACACTTTACCCGCCTGGCTCCACGGTATCCGGCGACACGCGCACTGAAAACTGGTTCAACTCACCAGAGGTCGGCAATACCGGCTCCGGTACCGCCGGGCTGGACCTGGGCTCAAGCGGCCCGGAGACGGTCAGTATTATCGCGGATGCGCTGGTCGTGTCCGGAAACTCCATCACGTTGGTTGATGTATCGTCGTCTGGCGATGAGGAGATCCCGCCGTCGTGGACTGTCGGAACGGTCATCACCGTCTTGGCTCCAAAATCTTACACGGTCGTGTCGTCTGGCGGTTACAGCGTGATTTATGGCGGGATAGAGGAGCTGGCACCAGTGGTCGGAATGCCGGTATCCCTGAACTATAACGGCAACGACTACGACCTGGTGATCGCCAGCTATGCCCCGGGCGTTCCGGCGGTGCCGGGGGTAGGAGGTAGCGCCGCCAGAATAACCGCCAGTGCAGCGCCGACGACATACGATTTCAGTAGTACGCCTGTCACGTTCAGCATCAGCTGGCAGGGCACGACCTACCCGGTATCGCTGGTTACCAATTACGTCACCATGTCGGGGCTGGTTTCCTCGATTACCTCCCAGCTCTCAGGTTCCGGACTGGTCGCGCGCGATAACAGCGGACGGCTCGAAATCGGCGAGGTCAGCAGTCCCTATGCTGGCGGATCCATCACCAACAGCCCATTACCCGTAGCTGTGTTCGGTGATGCCCCGGTCAATACGGCTGGCGTAAAATCTACGGGCGGCACGGCCGAGGTACGGGCACACATCACCCTGGCGTACAACAGCGCCACCGGCACGCCGTTTACGGGACTGCCGGAGGGCATTCAGCGGTTTTCTCTGGGGTTGTCCGGCAATCAGTTCCGGATAACTGCTGTGGATAGCCAGACGGTCACGGTTGAGCGGCTTACAGTCACTACCGGACCGGGCGGTGAGACCATCACCACGCCGGATCCATCGTGGCCTGGCTTCACTGAGCGTACGCTGCTGGATGCGACCGTGACGGGTGTCAGCGACGATTACGAATGGGTTGGCCCGTTCCTGGCCTGCCCCGACGGTGAGACCCTGGACGCATTCGAGGTGAACATCAACTTCCAGAGCGGCCTGGTGCGTTACACCGACCAGGGGAATAAGCGTTCCATGCCGGTACGCCTGGTAATCCAGTATCGCAAGGTTGGCACCACCACCTGGCAGCAGCAGTCTCCGTTCTATTCCCGCAGTACCGAGAACCAGATCGGGTTTACGCATCGCTACAGCGTGTCTCCTGGGCAGTATGAGATCCGGATGCGCCGCACCGAACCGGTTAAGGGTGGCAGCACTCGCGACCAGGTGTTCTGGCAGGCGCTGCGCTCACGGCTCAGTAAGCGCCCCACGAAATACGACGGCGTCACCACCATGGCGCTGACCGTGCGCACAGGGAATCGCCTGGCGGCCATGTCCGATCGCCGGATTAGCGTTACACCAACCCGGATTTACAGCGGTGGCAGAACGGCGCGGAGCATCAGCGGGGCGCTTTACCACGTGCTGGAGTCGCTGGGGTTCACGGTCAGCCAGATTGACACGGCGGCGATTGACGCGCTGGAGCAAACCTACTGGACGCCCCGCGGTGAGAAATTCGACTGGGCGAGCGGTGAGAGCAAGTCTGCGCTCGAGGTGTTGCAGAAAATCACCAACGCAGGGATGGGATATTTCCTTCTGTCTGACGGGCTGGCGTCTGCCGGCAGGGAAGGCATTAAACCTTGGGTAGGCATGATCACCCCACAGGAAACCACCGAGGAGATGCAGACCGCGTTTAAGGCCCCATCACAGGACGATTACGACGGCGTGGACGTGACCTATATCAACGGCACCACCTGGGCAGAGGAAACCGTGCAGTGTCGCCAGCCTGGCAACCCAACACCGCTGAAAATCGAGAGCTACACGCTGGATGGCGTTCTGGACGAGGACCGGGCATACCGCATCGGCATGCGCCGACTACTGGGCTACCAGCTGCAGCGCCTGCAGCACACCACCTCAACAGAGATGGATGCACTCTGCTATGAGTTCATGGATCGTATTGTACTGGCTGACGACATCCCTGGTGGTCAGCAACTGAGTTGCCTAATTACCGATATGACGTATGACAGTAGCAAAATCACCATGACGCTCAGCGAGCCGCCGGACTGGTCGTTCCAAAGCCCGCGCGTGATTATCCGCCATCAGGATGGCAGGGCATCGCCAATGGTTGTGCCGACACGCATTGACGACTTCACCATCTCGGTGCCGTACAGCGCCGCGCTGGAGCCTGAATTGTGGGCGATGAACGACGCGTACATTGAGCCGCCGCGCTTGCTGTTCTGCTCATCAGTTCGTGTGCCGTATGACGCACTGGTGGGGGAAATATCTCCGGGCAATGACGGAATCAGTCAGGTAACAGCCATCCAGTACCACCCAGGGAAGTACGCCTACGACGACGCCACCTATCCCGGCGACGCCGCTTAACAGCAAATCAAAATTATCTGACCCGCTTCGGCGGGTTTTTTTATGCCCGGAGCGAGCATGACGACATACGCCACGAATAACCCGATAGGGTCGATGGATCCGAAGGACCTTTTCGATAACTCCCAGAACCTTGATTACGCGCTGAATGACATTACCCGCGCGATCTGGACTGACCGATTCGGCAGAAGCAGGAAAAGCTACTGGGGGATGGAGCAGGCGTTCTCAGCTCAGTTGCTCAGTCAGCAGGAGCGTTTCAATACTTTCATCCAAAGCTCTGGCTATAAGGTTATTGGTGAATATACCAGCGGCCCTTTAACAATTACTGACTATAACCAGCTGATTAGGTATCAGGACGCATTCTGGAAACTGACTGCCACAACAGATCTCCCCTATACGACCACCGGGAATGATGCTGCGTCATGGGTGAACGACTCCGTGCATTTCTTTAATGTAGGGGATGGGGAACTGCGTCAGGAATTAGCCGCGCCGGGTGGCGCTGGACTTGTCGGTGGGCTGGTAACACCTGTAACCTGGTCTGGGTTTTCCGGCGGCGCTGACTCTACTGGCATTGCAGCATCTGACGCGGCATTTGCAGCTGCGAATGCTTCTGGTTCGGGCGTTTTCGTACCCGCCGGCACATACAAAATCTCTGGCAATACGGACATGTCAGCATGTGAGTTGATGTTTGAGAAAGGTGCCACTATTGACGTGCAGGCGGGTGCAACCCTTACTGTCGGCAGGATCCTGTGTGGGTTACATCATGTTTTCTCAGGCGCTGGCAGCGTAGTTTTCACGACCAGCACAATAAAGGCGCACCCGGAGTGGTTTGGTGCGTCACGAAACGTTGATTCCACCGCTGCATTAACTAAATGCCAGAGTGCCTGTTCGCCTAATAAAATCACCATCGCTCTGGTAGACGAATATCTGATCGACACTCTGGACTGGGACAGGCGCGTCCCTTCAGATGCCAGCCAGCGCTCAGCATTCAAGCCTATTCCAGGCGCAACAAAAGGCGTGAAGTTAACGGGTGGTAACTCTGTTGGAAAGTCCTCCTTTCCCGCCATATCTGGGTTTGCTGGATATGGACTGCGCGTTGTTGGAACCAGTCTGCTCAATCTCTATATCCCTGAAATTCAGCAGTGCGGTGATGCACTCATCCTGGAAACCTCAGGGGCCGACACGACACTACTGAATACAGAAATCAGCCTGACATCTATATCTGCGTGTACCAATGCTATCGTCTTTGTTGCAGATGCACTGGCGAACGTGATGCAGGGCAATAAGGTTTACTGTAATTTTATTGCGAACTGCGAAAAGGCAGTTCTGTTCCGCGACAATGGTCTGGCCGGGCCGGGGCCGAACTGGGACAGCAACCAGGTAATCACCCAGGCGATAGACCCTACACCATCAAGAACTTCTGCGGTGATGTTAAAAAACGAATGTTCGTATGCGATAAACAGATTTGTCTTTAGGGTTGAGACCTGGTGCGGTGGGCTGGCATCAACCGGTAAATTTATCTCCGGCCGGTTTAATGACCTTGATGCTTATATAAACCTGTCCCAGAATCCTGTTGCCGGGATGCTGGCATACATAGGGGCATCTAACCGGGTAGATTTCAGCTCAGCCAGGGGAAGGAATACCACGCCGGTCACAGCTGTCAACGCATCTAACTCAATGCCATCATTCAACGGTGGGGTCCCCCTGTTCCATAACGTTGTGAAACTTAAATATATCCCTTCTGTTGACTGGGCAAATAACACTCAAAAGCAGATTTATATTTATCATCAGTTAACGGATCAGAACACCAACGCATTTACTGTCCAACCCCCAGACTCGGGTTCGTTAAGGGGTACCACAGTAGATTCCGTAATAGATAACAGCCTCACTGTTCCTTATGAGATTGTAATTAACCTGCGAAATGTGTCGGGTACGACTATTCCTGCAGGAACGGAACTCGAATTTAAACTCCGCGTTGGCCTGTATTAACCCAGTTAAAGGCGGCAGCAATGCCGCCATCTTCCGGTAAATCTCAGTAAGAACTACCCTATAAGGATGATAATGAGAGACTTATCTCCGCTAATACATGCGGTTGTTGCCATTACGGTGCAATTAGCTTTCGGCTGGCTTTCAGGAATGTGGGCTGCTGGCGGCGCGATAAGCTGCATCTGGTTTATCGCTCGTGAGCACACCCAAGCCGAGTATCGCTGGATCGCGCAGTTCGGCGCAGGGAAGCGCGCCAATATGCCATGGTGGGGCGGTTTCGACTGGCGAGCATGGAATCCGCCCAGCCTCCTAGACTGGCTTGTTCCGGTACTGGCATGCGCTGTCGTTTATTTCGTATCCACCCTTTAACTACTGTCGGCAGCATTGATAGGCGCCGCCGCATTGATCTGCACCTCCTTTAAAAATACTGTATATATAAACAGTAAAATAATAAGGAGGGGTTATGCCACGCAGAATCGATATTGAGGGTGCTTTTCACACAGCCATTAAACACGAGTCCAACGGGCGCCGTACGGTGACTACTGAGGACTTCGTGAAGCACCTGGCCCGCGCTAACTGGAACTGGTCGCTTAAAGAGGCGAACGACTGGATCGAGAGCCACGTTTCTACCTTTAAGGATGTTTCGACCTGTGAGGGCCAGGCGCGCACCTTCATGCTCTACAACCCGAACGGAGGCCTGTGACATGGGCTTTCCATCTCCAGCTGCTGATTACGTTTCTCAGCGAATGACCCCGGAGCTCATTTGCGGCGTCAGTATTGATACCCGCATTCTTGAAACATCATCCGGTTTCGCATTAATCGAACCGGTTACCCGGTTAGTGCAAGGTCAGGTTCTGCTGATTTTGTCCGGCGGCAGGACGCAGTTTGTGAAACTCAGGGGCAGGGCATTAATCACTGATGATGGTGAAGCGATCGAGGGGGAGGCGGCGGAGGAAGTTGAGGTTCTGGGGCGAGTGACGTTCTTCATCAACAGTGCGCTGCAGGATGACAGAATTGTGTGAATTTGTGGATCGAGGTGCCCACGAATTTCACTCGTCGCCCACTCGAATAATAAAGTAACGGTTTGATCTTGAAAGAACGCAATGGTAAGTGTTGTAACGCTTATTTTGGGGTGTTTTCGATGGTAACTGCTTGATAGATAACGAAGAACAGAGCTTGAGCCGTAAACAGGAATCGTGTTCGGTCTCTTTTTATCTGTTAAAAGCCAGAAGCATTTCCTTCGCTGACTTTATAGTCAACCATAACACACACTCTACTGTCTGAGTCCAGCATTTTTTAACATTCTTGTTAAGATTATGTGATCTTTAGCGCGGGAGGAAAATATTGATGAAACAGCCTGCGCCCGTTTATCAGAGAATTGCGGGTCATCAATGGCGACATATCTGGCTTTCTGGCGATATACACGGTTGTCTTGAGCAGTTGCGCCGCAAATTATGGCATTGTCGTTTTGATCCGTGGCGAGATTTACTTATCTCAGTGGGAGACGTTATCGATCGTGGGCCGCAAAGTTTACGTTGTCTGCAGTTACTGGAACAACATTGGGTTCGTGCGGTAAGAGGCAATCATGAACAGATGGCGATGGATGCGCTGGCATCCCAGCAGATGTCTTTATGGTTGATGAATGGCGGCGACTGTTTTATTGCGCTGGCAGATAATCAACAGAAACAAGCGAAAACGGCGCTGGGGAAATGTCAGCATTTGCCCTTTATTCTTGAAGTACACAGTCGCACCGGCAAGCATGTTATTGCTCATGCCGATTATCCAGATGATGTTTATGAATGGCAAAAGGACGTCGATTTGCATCAGGTCTTGTGGAGCCGCTCGCGATTAAGTGAACGCCAAAAAGTGCAGGGAATTACAGGTGCTGATCATTTCTGGTTTGGTCATACACCGTTGCGACATCGCGTGGATATTGGCAACCTGCATTATATTGATACCGGTGCTGTCTTTGGGGGCGAACTGACTCTTGTGCAATTGCAATAATTAAAAATCACCGTACTCCTGTGCAGGTCGCCAGAAACCATCTATAAAATCCTCAATCGGAAAACAACCGCCATGGCGGATCCGTTGATCGCTCATAGAATGAAGACACTGCTGTTCCGTGTTGTAGACATCCACAACAATATCTTCACAACCGCCATCCAGGTAGCAAACAAAAAGTACCAGCGCGAACATTTCATCCCCGAAGTGTGGTGCCGTACCGTTAAGTTTAGGAGAGATTTTACAACGGGGGAATAACCAGGACAAATAACCCGCCAT